GCTGAGAGATTCACAAACGGTCCTTACAACATTCAGAACAACGGTGACCAAATTAAGATCACTCTAAACGTTGCTCTCGACTGATACAACCAATACAAAATAAATACATTTCATGTGGGGGTTGCTTTATTATTAAGCATCCCCATTTTTATTTTTGAAATTACATGGCTAACGTCTTCGTCTACGATGAAACTCGAATAGACTATTTCGTTACAGATACCCACGGAGATCTTTCTGGTACTGTAACGGGGACGGAAGACCTTGGCTCAATTACAGATGCAGATCCACCAATAGAGTATGATTCTCTGCAATTTAATATTAATAATTGGGGATTTGTAGCTAGAACAGAAGATTTCGCTCCATTTGGAACAGTTGCTGCACTCTCAGGCACGGTAGAGAAGGTAGTATACTCTCCACAGGAGCCATACAACGCATTCTTACTCCAGTCCTCCGCAGGCATCGCCTGGTGTAGGACTACTTGGATTGGATCAGGAACCCTCTTCGAGATCGGTGGAGGACTTGAGAGACTTGTTATACCTGATCTTGGCGCGGCAGGACCATCTCCTGTCCTCTCAGGACAATCCCACAATACTATAACAGCTACCGAAGTCGGTTCTGGTACTGCATTAGCTCTTTCTGAAGCAGAAACATACGAGTTTAATGTTTATCCAGTAGACTCAACAATAGAATTTAAAATCTCTGGTGGTACTACTCAAACCTATCCAAATGAGTGGATCCAGAGTATAGTAGAAGAAGAGCTTAACGGTACGGCTCTAGAAGCGAAGACCTTCTACTATGGTCAGTCAGATACAGTACTTGAAGACGATAACTACGGATGGCTTGCTGGTACTAATGGCAACTCCTTCGATGATAGTACTGCTACATTTGATAGTAATATTTCAAACCAGACCTCTTGGAGTGACGGAGTAGAGGTCGAACAATTCGATTATGGTAGTGTTGCTGCGAGTACAACACAACCAGAAGAGGATTACGGCGAGATTGTCATTGGTAACAGATACGGAACTTTCTGGTCACAGAAACTTGCCGCATACGATACCAGTGCAGATTACCGCAAGGTATTCGAATATCATGGATCTGGAAGTCTTCCAACTTTCGATTCTGGTCGTACTATACCAGCACCACATATTACTGGTTCTGGTACAATTTCTATATCTGGACAACTTGGGTTGTCTCAGGCTCCTCAACACACAGTATTTGGAGGAGACTTTGGTTCTCTTGTTGGTACTGCAGAAGAGGCATTTGTTCCTGCACTTATCAGGGGTTCTGGTTTACAACTCCTTGGTGGTGCTGCATCCGAGGCAATTACATATCCAACCGATCCGTCCACAATGGACATCAATATCGGTGGATATGCAGAACAACTCAAACTTACTCATTATCCTCCAACTGATACTGCTACACTTGTATACAGTGGTGGAATTACTAATGAGAGAGCAATTACCAAGGAAACTGGTAGTACTCTGTTCTCCTTTGTTGGTGAACTTACACATCCAGACATTGATTACACTCCACATTGGAAGTCGGCACTTGAAATTGATGGTTATGTAGAACCAGTTGATCTTGGTCTAATAACTGAGGCGGTTACTCCACCTATTGCTGATTATGGATGGGTTCGTGAAGTTGCTACAACTTCCGATACTTGGGGATATGTTCTTCCTCAATTCAACAATATTAGTGTTGTTGGTGTTGGTGGTGAGGCATTTGTTCGTGATGCTTATCAAGGATCTGGTATTCTTGCGAAGATTGGTATTGCAGACGTTTCTCGTCCATTCTTCTATACAGCAAGTGGTCAGTCTGGCATTGCAACACACAATGCTGGTATCAATATCTTTGGATACTACTGGTTCAGTCAGGCTCCACAACATACAGTATTTGGTCTCGAAGGCGAATTTACAATACAGGGAAGCAAGGACGAATCCTTTACTCCTGCTCCTCTTACTGGTTCTGGTACTCTTGGTACTATCAGTGGTGCTGCTACAGATATTACTCTCACCTTCGGTGCTGGTGAGAGGACAATGCTCTTCGACACTGGTGGAACTGCTGGTGTTACATTCTCTGCAGCTCCTAAAGGTGAAGGTACTGTTACCCTCAGTCAGGGTAGAGAGGCAGGTCAGACATATCGTAGAGTTATCTACACTGATACTGATATTGTCTTATTCAGACCTACCAATACTCCTGGCTCCATATTCGAGAAGAATACAGAGTCTTATAACGAATCTGCAATCTACATTCCTGGCGAGAATGCTGATTGGGGTGATCTTAGTGGTACGCCTGCTAGAGATAGTGGTAATCAGGGTGTCACTTACGATGATACTAATTACGACTTTAGTACTACTAACGTCTCCGAAGACTTCGGAGAAATGCTTAGTGGTCAAATACCTGGCGGTCCTCCATACGACCGATTCTTATATCCATACTACACAGGATTCGAAGATCAGGATATTGATCGTGGTTATGCCGACTTTGGTTGGGTTGATGATGATACCGTTGATGCTGTTAGAACTCCGTTCGGTAAGATTTCTATCGAACAACCTTCTACCCAGACAGTTACAAGGTACATTCCTCGCTATCCTGGCACAGGTACATTCCTTGCACTTTCTGGTGCTGCGGAAATACTCACCTTCGACCCACTGGAAGGAGCTCCACTCTTCTCTCCTCAAGGTCAAGGAAAATGGAGTCTTGTTTGGCAGTCTCCAGAAAATACAGCACAACTTTCTGTTGTTGGTATCTGTTCACATTCCTTCTCAAGAGTTACAGAAGGTTCTGGTCAGATCGATGTCAATCCTGGCGGTATTCAGACATACAGAAGAATTATCGATATTACCTCTACAGGTATTATCAATCTTACTGGATACAGTGGAGAGGAATTCGTTGCGAATCCTCCAGAAGGTTCTGCACTATTCGACTTCTGGTCAACATACTCCAATCTCAATATTACACGGAAGTACTTTGGAGAAAAACCAAGACTTCGCTTGCAAGGGGAACTCAATCATCCTCAGATCGATTACACTCCTCATTATGGTATCGACAGAAACATCGGTATCGAAACAGGAATTACATTATCGCCTGGTGGTGGTACAGACAGAATTACTGGTATTACAACTGCCAGCTTTATTCCGAAGTATCCAGGCGGTCAATCATCTGCCGATGGAAGAGGCGGTCATACTTGGGAAGTTCTCAAGCTCAGTGGCAAATCTATCTCTCGTACCAACGCTCCTATTGTTACGGATGGTACGATCTACATTCTTGGTATTGGTACTGCTGGAAACGGCAACATCGATCCAATTACAGGAGTTGGAGATCTCGATGGAGTCGAATTTGGTGCAACTTGGGCATTTACACCTGCGACAGCTCGTGGTGGCCCTGGCCTGTATCAATTCAAGGGTACTGCTCCAAGCAGAGAGATCGCCGTCTATGGTTACTATGGAGACGACCGAGATCCTGGCACTTCAGGTCTTGTTACGATTTCCACAGAGAAAGACAAGACGGTCGATTACCTCATCAAGAAGTACTCAGGAGATACAGTTTCTCTATCCGTTACAGGAACTCTTACAGAGAGACAATCTTTTGCTTACGATGGTTCTGGTACATTCAATGGACTATCAGGAGCTGCAGAATCCACAACAGATGCTCTTCTCGCAGAAGGTACTTGGGAAGTTCGTGGATCTGCAAACGAGGCATACTCCGCACAAACTCCAGAAGAAACTGCAACATTTACGGTTTCTGGTACAGGTCCAGCATTCAGACTTCGCCAATATGCTGGTTCTGGTACTGCAACTCTCAACAATACAGAGAAAGTTGTTACAGGAGTCAGATTCAACGTTGTTGTCGATGGTACATTCAGTTCCTTCGGTGGAGCTTCAATATCTCAGACAATTCCTGGCGCTGCAAGTGGAATTATATTCCATGTTGGTGGAACAGCAGATACCAGAGAAATTGCCAACTACGGTTACTACGGAGACGACAAAGATCCTGGCACTTCAGGAACTATCACTATATCTGGAGAACTGCTCCACCCAGATATCGATTACACTCCTTCGCCAACAGGTACAGGCGATATTATCTTTGGTGGTGCTGCACTCAAGAAATTCTCTCCAGTCCTTATCGGAAGTGGTTCTGCTACATTCGTTGGTATTGGAGTCGAGAAGTTTATTACTGCGGCTCAGAGAAGTACAATTCTCTTCGCAATTGCTGGAGATGCAGACGAATCTTTACAGCACGTATTTGGATACTACGGAGACGACAAAGATCCTGGCACGTCAGGAAGTATTACAATTCTTGGATCTGGAGATACTGCTCCAATTCAGAATTTTGGATATTATGGAGACGACAAGGATCCTGGCACTTCTGGAACAATTACGATTTCTGGAACTCCTCTTATACACCCAGAAGTCGATTTCACTCCTTCTCCAGACGGTTCTGGTCTATTCGTTGTTACTGGTACAGTTGGGGTCAAGAGGGCTTGGGCACCAGTTTATGCAGAAGGAAGTCTATACGGATTCTCTTCTGGCGAAGAGGCATATGCAAGGACTTCTTACATTGGTATTGGTACTGCAAACTTCTTCTCCAACTCTCTCACGGAAATTTCCAGATACGAAGAGCCAAGGACTTACGTTGTTATCATATAAAGAAAGTTATAAATAAATCAGAAGCAAGTCCGTTCAGAAGTTTTGAATCATGACAAAGCAGGTTCAATTTAGGAAGGGTACTACGTCGGAGCATTTTAACTTCACTGGTGCGCTTGCTGAGATTACTGTTGATACTGATAAGAAAACAGCTGTTGTTCACGATGGTGTCACCGCTGGTGGTTTCGAGTTATCCAAATCAAGATGGACATTCGTAAACCAAGCTTCAGCACTTTCAACAAACCAAAAATATGCAGTAGATTCCCAGAACACGCCTGGGGGATTTACCCTTACATTGCCTACACCTAGAGGTGTTGGTGACTGGGTATGGTTAGAGGATTTTACAAACTTTTGGAGTCAACATCCAATAACTCTCACGTCTACTTTGCAGTTTGAAAACGGTCATTTGGTTACTGAAACATCTCCATTGATTTTAGATGTTTCGGGTGCTTCCGTGAGTTTGATTTATAATGGCACACTCTGGAAGATCTTCAACAATAGGGGAAGTTAACTATGGCATTAACGCTGAGTAATTCTATTTCAGGTGAATTCGTACCATCGGAATCATCTGGTTTTTTCGTGTATGCTCTACGAAGAGATGCAGACAATATGCTGTATTTCTCTAAAGTTAGTGCCGCTTCTACGGAAGTTGGAGAATTTTACAGGAGCAACGGAACTGCTATCCCCGAATTCGGTGATGGTATTGACTATGGATGCTATGATGCTGGGGTTGGTAAAACTTCAGTCATCCGTAACGATATCGCTACGGAGAAAAAATATCTAGATGATCCAAATGATAAATATCAACAGATCCGTTTTGATCGAAGAAATTTATATTATTACATTGACGATGATGGTTTCTTTGTTATCCGTTTTAACGGACCAGATTATGACTATACCACTATAGGACCCAAATAATAATTAACCAGGAGAAACAATGGCTGAGTTTAGACTTGGAAGAGTAAAATTCAACTGGACGGGCGAATGGCAACCATCCAAATCCTACTTGATTGACGACCTCATCAAGTTCGGTGGAAATAGCTATGTCGCTGTCACGAATCATACCTCTGTAGCAACTACCGCAGACTTTTACACAACGGACCTTGCAAAATGGAACGTTCATGTAGAAGGTATCGCCAATAAGGGCGAATGGGTAACGAACACTTATTACAGAGTGAATGATATTGTCAAGTTCGGCAATGTCCAGTATAGAGTTACAACTGCTCACACTTCCGCAGGTACATTTATTGATCTAAGTAAATGTGCAGAGTACGTCGCAGGATTTAAAGCTGAGGGCGAGTGGAGTATATCCACCCAGTACCAAGCTGGTGACGTTGTTAACTACAATGGATCTTCTTACGTCGCTCTAACGACTTCTCTCGCTGGTAATATACCGCCCAACAACGTTGCAATCGGAACAGATATTGCAGGCAAACAATGGCAAGTTCTTGCTGATGGTCTTGCTGGTGCTGCTGTCACCTACGTTGACGGAACGTATTACAGAGGTCAATTAGCACAATATGGTGGTAACATTTACCGTCATAAACTAGGTATTACAACAAACGTTGCTCCTCTCGCTATCGGCGATACCAATAATCCTGGCGTTGGTATTGGTGCATCTGTTTGGGATCTCCTAGTACAAGGATTTAAATTCACTGGTGGTTACGTAACTAGTTTCGATTACCATCCAGGCCACGTTGCAAGATGGGGATCTGATTCCTATGTTGCTATCGGTAACTCATTCAAAGGTATTCAGCCAAATACTGGTATAGGTACTCAGTGGGAAGTTCTCGCTTCTGGTGACTCCTCTGCTGCCTTAACAACGAAGGGTGATATTCTAACCTTCAATAGTGGTAACGTAAGAATCGGTATCGGTTCTACAGGTTATGCTCTTGCGGTTCAAGGAGATGGACTGCCTGGCTATGAGGTTGTGGGTGCTCAAACACGAGTCTATTATGTTGACTCTGAATCTGGACATGACCAAAACAACGGTCTTGCACCTAACCTAGCGTTTAAGACAATTAAAAAGGCTTGCGACGCTGCTCGTCCTACTACACCTGTAACTGGATGTCAATATACAGCTTCGACTGGTTTGGCAACTATTACGGCTCCTGGCCACGGACTACAAAACACTGGTACGTTCGTTCAGTTAGCAGGACTTAACTTTGAGTGTACATCTGGTGGTCGTATTTACGGCGTACTGGGATTCAACTATACTCAGACAACTGGTATCGCAACAGTAACCGCTATTAACATCGGTGCTGCTCCAGAAACAAGTATTGGTGCTACCGTTCGACTAAGAGATATCGCAGTTCAATATACAACAGGAGGTCAGTTCGACCACCAGTATGTAAGTTGTGTTACTGATGGTATTTCAGTCGTTGGTGGTGGTACAACAACTGCTACAAGTGCAACATATAATCAGGCAACTGGTGATTTCGTAGTTACAATTCCTAACCACGTCCTTACAACAAGTGATCAGGTTGGATTTAACACTAACGCATTCACAATGAAGTGTGCTAGAGACAACTATGCAACTAACCATAGTTATCCTCGTGTAACTGACCCTGCACACAACACAAACCTGAATATTACAGCAACAACTGGTGATACAATCACAGTTAACGTTGGTGCTTCACCTGCAAACACAACATTCAACGCTCAGTTCGCTAACGACTTCGGTGAGTCTAACTTCAATGTTACCGCCGTTCCAAGTAACAACTCTGTTGCAGTTGATGTTGGTATTAAGACTTACGGTATTACTTACACCTCTGGTGGTGTGATTATGGCTGGTATTACCACCACAATCTTCCCAAGTATTGCTTCTAAGTCCTTCTTCGAAGTTCTTTCAGTTCCTTCAACAAGTACATTCACATGTAACGTTGGTGTTTCTACAATGAACCACACATACGTTGACAGTGGTACTTTAACTGACTTGACTCCTTGTGTATTGAGACTATCTGCTTCGCAGTTCTATGAGCAACTGCCAATTACAGTTCCTCCTTACACCTCTATTGTTGGACACTCTCTAAGAGGTACTCAGGTTCTACCTGCTGCAGGTACATCTGACGACAACACAACTCCAAACAACAGAGCAACGATGTTCAGGTTGTCTGACTCTACAACGATTCAGGCGATGGCCTTCAAGGGTATGGAAGGATTCAAGTATGATGGTAATGCTCCATTCGTACTAGACAACACAAATATCAGAACTGGTATTGGTACGACTGCCGCTGGTGTATTCATGGCACTCAACCCCAATTCACCAATTAATGATAAGTCACCTTACGTTAAGGATTGTACTGCTTTCTCTGACAACGCTACCGAGAACGGTCGTTGGGGAGGCGGCGGCGTCGGTGTCCTAATTGACGGTGGTGTTCACGATGAAGGTGCTCGTTCGATGGTGTTCGATGCCTTTACCCACGTAACATCTGATGGTGCAGGATATGTTCTAGATAAGAACGCAATCGCTGAGATTGTTTCCTGTTTCACATACTACGCCAAGTGGGGTTACTACTCAGGTGGTGGATCAAGAATCCGTGCTGTTGGTGGTAACAACTCTTACGGTGAGTACGGTGTTATCTCTTCTGGATTCTCTACAGTTGAATCTATTAAGACTGCAAGATTATTTGGAGACATGATGACCATTCAGGCTGCTACCATCGCAGGTACAGTTGCTGTTGGTCAAACCATGAACGGTGAAACATCTACCTCTAAGGCATGGATCGTTAACGACCAAAGATCTGCTGATAAGTTATACTTCAAGTACTTCCCAGGCTACGGTGCAACTGCATCCGCAGCAACAGGTAACGTTGCGATTGGTACTTCTCCATTCGTTGATGGTGAAGTTATTTACACCTATAACGATGCTTCTGGTGCTGGTTACGCTGGTTCATTCAGTGTTGGTGCTGCAGCAAGTTCTGTTAGTGGACAGAAAGGTACAATTGTTGAAGTTGACAACACTTCTACAACATTCTTGATTGGTGATGCAATCGGATTCTCAACCACATTCGGTGATGACGAGTTGTATTACATCATCAACACAGTTACAAACGTTTCGACTGCTGTAACTTACACAGATAACGCTGGATTGGGTGTTACATTCAACAACCGTGCTACTCTGACAATTTCGCCAGAGAAAGCAAGGGCAACACCTGATACAAGAAACACAACGGGCGCTGGTTCGACAATAAATGCAAGAACAAGATTCTCGCAGGTACGTCTAACAGGTCACGACTTCTTGAGTGTTGGTTGCGGTAACAAGACCCAAACTAACTATCCAGATGTTGACGAAACCAATATCATCCAAGGTAACGAAACAAATACTCTTGGGCCTGGTAAGGTGTTCTTCGTATCAACCGACCAAGGTGGTAACTTCCGAGTTGGTGAATTCTTCTCGGTTGACCAGTTAACTGGACGTGCAACCTTGGATGCTTCCGCTTTCAACCTGTCTGGTTTGACAGAATTGAGACTGGGTGCTATCGGTGGTCAGATTGGTGAGTCTATTAACGAGTTCTCCTCCGATGAATTCCTCGCAGGTAACTCTAACAGCGCTTGCCCAACTGAGTACGCAGTTAAAGGTTTCCTAACCCGTGGTAAGATGGGTGTCGGTGCGATGGTTCCTCCAGTTGGTACAACTGGTCAGAGACCTTCAGGCTCAGATCCTTCCTTCGTTGTTGGTGCTATGAGATATAACACCACAATCGGTTCTCTTGAGTACTACGATGGAGTAGGTTGGACTCAGCCAGGTAAGTTAACTTACAACCAGACAACAGCTAACACAAACGGTGAAGTCAACAACGTATACTTCATTGATACTACTGGCGGTCAGGTAACAATTACTCTACCCGCTTCACCAAGTATCGGTGATACCATTTACTTCTACGACGTTGCTAAGACGTTCGATAGTAACCAACTCAACGTTGCTAGAAATGGTAAGGTCATACAGGGTGACTCTTCGGACTTAACAGTTAGTGTAGAGGGTGCCGCCTTCACGCTCTGCTTCTCTGGAGACACATATGGTTGGAGAATCTTCTCCATCTAATAGAGATGATAGGGGAGGAAATCCTCCCCTTTTTCGTAATGATATACATTAACACCCCCTTCTATAGGATAACAAATGGCAACTTACGGAAGTTATAAAAAAATAGTCGCATCGCAGATTCTCGATAACTCAATTCCTGATAGTGCGTTTGCAGATGGTGCTGGTCCAAAATACAACGTAAAATGGATCCGAGGTCCTATTGGTGGAACCACTAGTGGTTGCTGCTGTTATTGGACTGTACCAACAGGTGTGAAGAGAGTTACATTTGATGTTTGGGGTGCAGGTGGAAACGGACATGGATTCTGTTCATGGGACCGTTGCCATCACTACTTCGGTGCTGGTGGTGGATATTATTCTACTAAAACAATCGCTGTTCAAGAAGGTTGGAACTATACAATATGTGCAGGTGGTACTTATCCTTGTTGCTCTTATGAGTGTACAGGATGTAGAGGATGTGCATCTTATGTAAATGGATGTAACCTTTCAAACTTCTGTGCATGGGGTGGAAATAGAGGATGTGCAAACACCTCTTGGGCTGAGATGTGTTTCTCCGATTGGAACTGTTGCGTAAGTCCTACTTTTAATGGTTCTGATTTCGCAATGGGTAACATGAGACCTGCAGGTACAGGTCCATATAACTGTCACTGCTATCGTCATACATGGTGTGCTGGTAACGCTCCATTCCTCGCTGCAGGAACCCACGGTGGTCACCTAGCAGAGTGTTGGAAACGTTGTGCATGTTGGACTGTTCCATATGCATCTGGCGGTCCTGGCGGTATGACTACATATTGTGGTAACTGGGACAACGGTACTGGTGGTATCGGTGGTTCTGGTGTTATTAAGATTACATACGTTTAAAGGGGACACTTAAAGAAATGGCAAGTTATTCTTCTTATAAATCAGTTACTACTGAACAAATAGCAGATGGTCTAGTAACCGAACAGATGGTGGTGCCTGGTGCAAGGAAGAACTATGGTATTAAATGGTTCCACGGTTCACCAAACCCAACTGTAAGCGGATGTTGTTGCTTATGGACTGTTCCTTCTGGAGTATCTAAACTTCATATTGAAGCTTGGGGTTCTGGAGGTAATGGACACGGAAAATGTTCTTGGGATAGATGTCATCACTACAAAGGTGCTGGTGGTGGACAGTATAACTCCAAGATGATTACAACTAGTGGAGGTTGTCAGTATACAATTTGTGCAGGTGGGGTATATCCCTGCTGTAGTTACGAATGTACAGGTTGTGAAGGATGTGCTTCATACGTAAATGGTTACAACCTAAGTAACTTCTGTGCTATCGGAGGTTCTAGAGGTTGTGCAAACACCAGTTGGGCAGAGACTTGCTACTCAACATATGATTGTTGCTTAGCGCCTGGAAACAATGGTGGAGACTTTGGTTGGCAGGGTCACGCTGGAAGATTTGGTTCTGTACAGTGGTGGTTCGGTGTTGGTTTTTGTCATTGTCATCTACAGAATACGAAACCATCTACAGCTCCTATAGTAGGAACTACTGTTGAGGTTTCAATTAACTTCTGCTGGACTCGACATGGTTGCTGGACTGTTCCGTATACGAACGGTGCTCAAGGTGCTCAAACTAGTTACTGTGGTAACTGGGACAATGGTTATGGTAATACAGGGGGACCTGGCTTAGTGAAAATTACATACTTCTAATAAATAACACCAAGGAATTAGATCCAAATGGCACAGTATACCGATTATAAAAAGATTGATGGGGCTTCATTACCTTCAGGGGTAATTACAGATGCTAAAATCGATCCGTCAGCATTTAACTCTTGGAACATTAAGTGGATTTATGGTTCACCTAACCCAGTTTCGAGTGGATGCTGCTGTTTGTGGACTGTACCAAGTGGTGTCAGAAAGATAACTTTCGAGATCTGGGGTTCTGGCGGTAATGGACATGGTAAGTGTTCATGGGACCGTTGCCATCATTACAGAGGTGCTGGTGGTGGATATTATAATATGAAGACTATTGATACCGTTCCTGGCTGTCAGTATACAGTTTGTGCTGCTGGTGTATATCCATGTTGCTCTTATGAGTGTGTAGGATGTAATGGTTGTTCCTCATACGTTAATGGTCATAACTTAAGTAACTTCTGTGCTATTGGTGGTTACAGAGGAGAGGCTAATACCTCTTGGAACGAGGCATGTAACTCAACATTTACATGTTGTTTAGCGCCTGGAAATAATGGTGGAGACTTCGGTATGGGTAACCATGCTGGAAACTTTGGTTGGCACGCTTCTGAGTGTCACTGCCATTGTGTTGGAACTCATCCAAGTTCTGCTCCGTTTATTGGAACTGATGCTCAACAAAACCTAACTACATGTTGGACAAGACATGGTTGTTGGACTGTTCCTTATGGTAACGGTGCTATGGGCGGTATGACTACTTACTGTGGTAACTGGGATAACGGTTATGGAAATACTGGTGGTCCTGGCCTAGTTAAGATAACATACGTCTAACAGAATTTTAAAAATTTATTCAAAGGAGGGTCACTACCCTCTTTTTTAATGAGAAAAAATATATAAATACTGCCGAAGGACGTAAACCTGAACAAAGTAACGGAAATCTATTATGGCAAACACAATCATCAAACACGAGTTTGATCTACCATTACCAGACACGTATTTGGTTGATCATGCGATGACCCAAGGTAAATCACGTAAGTATACATATCATGGACCTGACAAGATCTATCTTCAAATAGATGCATCAGGTAAGGAAAGATATGGCCCTCTTACAGAAGACGATAAGGCAGACGGACGACCAATGCCAAAGGATGTAAAAGAATTCTTTGAAGTTGATTGCACCCAGTATCCTTTAATCTGTCAGTTGAGAGCTCCAATCGTTAATGAATCTCAAGAAGTATCTGGACCAGTAAAGGCAGATAATAAGACTGCAAATACTCAAACAGGAGATGCTGCAGGTTCTATTGAAATTCATCCACAATCACCAGATCTTACTGGTTATACAAGATATAGATATAGTTTACCAATACTTCCTGACTTCATATATGATAAAGAAGGGGTTACTGTAACTAATAATGTTCCAAGTGCAAGAGTTAAAACAGTTAATGAGTGTATATTGGGTGCTAATGTTAGTCCTGATGTAACTGATCTCAGAATGGCAAGAGATAAGATGCTTGTAAGTTCTGATTCATCAATTACTTCTGATATGCCTACTACCTTATCAGATAAGGTTAAAACATATCGTCAGAAGTTGAGAGATTGGCCAACATTGATTGAGACTAATGGTATCCCAGCTGCTGTTGCTCTTAAGATGGAGCCTATACACCCTGATGTCGTATATGACGTAAATGGTGTTCCATCTATGACCAATGAGACTGCTGCTTATATTGCTAGAAGGGAACAGAAGGAGGCTGATCAAGTCGCCGCTGGTCTTGCTCAGATGGAAGCTGCTAAGCCTATTGAAGATCAATCTATCTGATAAATTGATACAAAAACAGGGGTCTGAAAAGACCCCTATATACTATACTACTTCGTAATTCCATGAGATCTACAGCATTTTTTGTCAACGGTGGTGCAGGACGTATTATCTGTTCCATCCCTGCATTTGAAAAATATGCAGAAGCAAATCCTGACGATGACTTTATCATAGTCACAGAAGCAGGTACAGATTTTTTTAAAGGACATCCTACTCTACATAACAAGTGCTTTGATAATTGGCACAAAGGATTGTTCGAAGAGAAACTTAAAGATAGAAATATTGTAAGTACAGAACCTTACAGAGTTTGGCATTACTACAATCAAGAATGTAGTCTTGCACAAGCATATGATATTCAAATTAATAAGTTAGAAGAACCAAGGGAACTGCCTGATCCTGAGATTGTTCTTAGTAAAATGGAAGTAGTTCAGGCACAAAATATCTTAGAAGAAATTAAGGGTGGTACTGGCAAAGCTAAAGTTGTAGTAATTCAACCATTTGGTAGGAGTGTTCAGACAGAAGGTGATTTTGTTGTTGATCCAGGCTCTAGAAGCATGAATATGGTCAACACAGTTGAGATCATCAATAATCTTAAGAAAGATTATTCCGTTGTTGTTATGAGTGAATTTCAATTTCCAGTAGAGGAAAATGAAGATCGTTCAAGACATAAAATCGCTCGCCCACAAATACAAGACATTCGTATTTGGGCTGGTGTTATTGAAGGTGCTGATCACTTTATCGGTTGTGATAGCGTTGGTCAACACTTAGCAAAAGCTTTAGATACTACTGCGACTGTAGTTCTTGGATCCACTTATCCAATTAATATTTCATATCCAGAGTTTAATGGGTTTGATATTATTGATGTTGGCGCAGAAAACGGTAGGGTTTATGATCCTATTCGGTTAACTATGGACGATGAAAGAATGAGAGCCAATGATCAGGCTTGTGAAATGTCCAAAGAACAAGTTAAGCGTGTAATTGATTCTGCGAGAAAGAGGTTGGGTAAACCAACAACTTGTCCAAAGAAAACTCCAGAACAAGAACAACAACAAATACAACAAATAAATCCAACACGTCCCCAAGTAAAGCCTGGTTCTGCACCTCAGATGCCTAGTTTACAACCACAGAAGTTGGATATTCCATCTAATGTAATAGGTGCAACTAAATCAAAACCCTCAAAGGGATTTAAGGATGAAGTTGAAAATTTGTTAAAGACTAAGTGAGGTTAGATTATGTCACAATGGATTGCTGGTGTCACTAGAGGGCATAATGGCGGGGTATGTTTACTTAAAGATGGTGAGATAGTCTTTACTTTAGAAGAAGAAAGATTATCAAGACAGAAGTATGATGGTGGTCCCTATGCCACCATGATGAAAATCAAAGAATATACTGATAGATTAGATCTTCTTGTTATTGCACATACTCAGGATCTCTCACAAGCAGGTAAAGTAGATTTTGCTGGGGATGATATCTATACGGGTTTAGCCCGAAAGATGAGGTTAATAGATAGAGATTATGATATGCGTGATGGTAAACACCATCATCAAGTTCTTGATCTTTCTCGTACTCATCATAAACTTCATGCTGCATGTGCATTTTATCGTTCTGGATTTGAAGAAGCAGTTGCATTAATTGTTGATGGTGCTGGTACTTTTATTCCAATGAGGATAGAAGGTACTGGAACTGCTGATGATGTTCATATAACATGGGAATTAGAAACTATCTTTAAGTGCAGTTATCCTGCTGGATTTAAAACATTATACAAACATCAAGGTGGTAGAGGTCCTTGGGGTACTTGTCGTTTGCCTGAATGGTCTAGTGAAGGTGAAGGTGAAGAAGGAACTCATGAATTTATTCTTGATGAAAATGCAGGTATTGTTAAAGCATATGAAGCAGTAACTCAATATTGTGGATGGCAACCAATTGAAGCAGGTAAGACTATGGGATTATTTCCCTATGGTAAACCAAACGATAAGATTCCACCTATCTTTACAAACCATAATGGAAACTCTCCTTGGTGGGCATGTAATAGAGATGTTATTGTTCCAACTTATCCTAATGGAGCCCTTGTAAATGAAGGTAGATTTCCAGAACTAACAACACCACCAGATTTCAATGGTGATGCCACTGAACTTGAGAATCGTAGAGATATGGCATATGCGATTCAAACAGAATCTCAAGAAATGGTATTGAAACTAATTCGAAAATCAGTTGAATTGAGTGGAACAAAGAATGTAGTTCTTTCTGGTGGATATGCATTAAATTGTGTTGCAAATTATTGGTATCTTGATCAACTTAAGGATGAAGGAATCAATCTGTACGTAGAACCCGTCTCTAATGACGCTGGCACCGCAATGGGCGCTGCTTTAATGGCATATTATAAGATGTCTGAGAAGAACGAGATTAGGGGTCATGTGAAGGACTTATACGATGGTCCAGAATATACCTATACGAAAGATGAGATATTAAAAATTGCTGATAAGTATAATGCTTCGAGAGTTTTTGAGGCTACAAATAAAGATGTTGTTGATCTAATCACCGATAAAAATATAGTTGCTTTATGGCAAGGAAGGTCTGAGAATGGACCTCGTGCATTAGGTAATCGTTCTATTATGTACGATCCTCGTGATAAAGATGGAAAAGATCATGTCAATACAGTAAAACGTCGTGAGTATTTCAGACCATTTGCAGGTTCTATTTTAAAAGAACATGTACATGAGTGGTTTGATCTTCGTGGTATGGATGAAACTCCATTTATGATGTATGCTGTTGAGTGTCAAGAAGGTATTCAAGAGAAGATACCTGCAATTATTCATATAGATGGTACATGTAGAATACAAACCGTAACAGAGGAACAAAATGAAACGTACTACCAAATCATCAGGGAATTCTTTGAACAGACTGGTTGCCCTATCATCTTTAATACTTCCTTTAATTTGGGCGGAGAGCCTTTGGTTGAAACTGTGGACGACGGGATCAGAACGTTAGCTAACAGTTTAATTGAATATATGTATTTGCCTGAATATGGCTTGATGGTTGAAGTAAAAAATGATTAAACTATGGAGGATTTGGAAGTATGCATTGGGCAGTTTTGCAGATGAAAAAACCAAAAGATACGACAATCACATTGTATTGGTCCGTAGTATTATCTTTATTACTTACTTTACCACCAATTGTTTTATTGTTGCTGGTGTTTTGAGGCATTGGAATGATTAAAAAAGTTGAGAAGATTGCAATAATTGGTGGAGGTACTTCTGCTTGGTTAACTGCTGCCTATCTTAAAAAGAACATAATAGACTATAAAGAAATTGTTGTTATTGATAAAGAAAATTCAAATCCTGTTGGAGTTGGAGAAGCAACTATTTTAAACTTCAAGACCTTTATGGATGATTGTGGTTTTAATATTACAGATTGGTTTTCAAAAATTGGTTCTGTATTTAAAGGTGGTATATTATTTCCTAACTGGGGTACTGGAGAAGTTTGGCATCCATTTGCTTTTCCAGATTATAGTTATAATGGCAATCCTACTACTTTAGTTGGCTGTTGGACTAAGTTTCAAGAAAAAACATTTAAAGAAAATGGACTCATACATTATGATGTTTGTAAACATCAAATGAGAGTAGATCCAGATAACTTATCCATATATGCTTTTCATATAGATGCATTAAATTTGGTTGAATTTATAAAGGATCAAATTATTGGTAATGATGTGCATTTTATACAATCTGAGGTTGTTGGGATTCAGTATGATACTGATGAGTATGTTTCCTTTTTAGACTTAAAGGATGGTTCAAAAATAGAAGCGGATCTATATGTAGATTGTACGGGATTTAATGGATTAATATATGATAGCGATAAGGTTGATTTGAGTGATAGGTTGTATTGTGATACTGCTGTTGCTACTCAAGTTCCATATGAAAATCAAAATGAAGAATTAAATCCATATGTTAATTGTCCAGCAGTAGAGAGTGGATGGATATGGGAGATACCCTTACAAACAAGAATTGGATCTGGACTTGTATTCAACAGGAATATAACTTCTCCAGATGATGCTAAAGTAGAATTATCTAATCATTGGAATGGAAGGGTAAGTCCTAGTGATATGAAAGTTCTCGATTGGACTCCATATTATAATAAAAATTTTTGGAAGAAGAATGTAGTAAATATTGGATTATCTGCAGGGTTTATTGAACCTCTGGAGAGTACAGGCATTGCATTAATATGTGCAGGTATTTCTGGTATGTTTGATAGAATACAAACGATGGAATATACGGATAATGATATAAACTTATACAATGCAGAGATGACTTGTAAGTTTGAGGATTGTATTGATTTTGTTAATATGCACTACTCATATTCTGAGGCTAAAGGTAAGTTTTGGGATTGGATTAGAGAGGTTTATAAACCATCAGAAAAATTACTTTATTTTAAAGAACAACTTGAAAATAATCCTAAGTTTCAACTGAGTGGGTTCACAGGTAAAGATATTTTTTCTGGTAATAATTGGATAGCATGGATGATCCAATTAGGTAATAAAGTAATTAAAAGAGATGATAATATTCCTGATGAAGTTTCTTATTTGATGATGTCAGATTTTGTTAAAAATGAAATGAATAAGTACGATTATTTGCCTAACGTTAATGTGTATTGTAAGTACTTCAATACTTTAAGTCATTTAAATGAACAGTCTATAAATCCATATCGATGAAAAGACCTAATTTTATAGATGAAGAAGAAGTCTTTGCTGTTAATCCTGATGTGGAAGCAAATGTCCATGTTATAGGACCAGAAGGGATTAAAGTTGTAGTATTGGATAATTTTTATAAGAATCCTGATGCGGTAAGAGATGTTGCTTTAACTATTCCTCCTACGGAAAATGTTAGGATTATGGCTGGAACGCCTGGAACGAGAGTGTTTGGTCATTATAATTTTGAATGTTTATATCCAATATTAAGTCATGTATTCAGGAATGTTTATACAGAAGAAACAAAGGATGTTCCTGATGATGTAATGAGAGAGGCTATTGTTAATTGTCCTTTCTGCGTTAACATTAATCAATCTGTTAATTTACCTCCCGTTACTCCACATATTGACGATAGACAGTTTATGATGTATGCTGCAGGGATTTATTTAAATCTCCCAGAGGAATGTACGGGTGGTACATCTTTCTATTCATTGAATGGTAAACAATCAATAAGCAATGAAGATATAGGTGATTGGTTAAAAAGTAAAGGTAAAGAGAAGTTCTACGATCATTATATAACTGACAGTGTTGAGGAATGGGAACTTTTAAATATTGCTACTATGAAGTATAATAGATTAATAATGTATCCAGGCAATGTGGCTCATACTGCTTATATGAAACCAGATGATTTTACTGGTGATGTGTATAGGTTAATTCAGATGATGTTTATTCCTCTTAATCCAGAAGCAGATGCATAAAACTTTTATTGACGAACAAGAAGTATTTGCTTTAAATGATAATTTGGAAGCAAAGGTTTTTACAGTAGGTCCCGAAAAGGCTAGGATAACCTATGTTGATAACTTCTATAAAAATCCAGATGCAGTAAGAGATCTTGCTATATCTATTCCACCAACTCGTAATCCAATGATTATGGCTGGAGCGCCTGGATCAAGGGTAGATGTTTTTTATAATTTACAACATATGACACCCTTCTTTGGATATATCTTTAGGAGTGTTTATGGAGATATTAATGAGGAAGTCACTGATGCCAGAATACAAGATGCAATAAAAGGAATAACTTTCTGTGTTAATGTTACCCAATCCGAAGACTTAAAACCTATCGTTCCCCATGTAGATGATACTTCTACAGATCTATTTGCTGCAACAGTTTATTTGAATAAACCAGAAGAATGTATGGGTGGTACTTCATTTTATACATTAGATGGTAAACAGACGGGAAATGCAGATGATATTGATGCTTGGTTAAAGTCGAAGGGTAAATATCCGTACTACGATCATTACATTACTGATAGTGAAGAAGAGTGGGATATGATACATCTGGCAGAAATGAAGTATAATAGGTTTGTAATATATCCTGCAAACATCTTCCATACTGGTTATATCAAACCAGGCATGTTTACTGGAGATGTACATAGGCTTGTCCAAATGTTCTTTGTTTTCCTTGGTGGAAAGGGAACTTTTATGCCTATAAATCACAATGAATACAAGAAATGGTTAGACGAAAATGAAAACGGTATTTGTTAATGGAACCTTTGATATTCTTCATCCAGGCCACATGCAACTCTTCAAGGTTGCAAGGTCTTTAGGTGATAGAGTTATCTGTGCAACTGATAGTGATCAGAAGATAAGAGAAGATAAACCAGATACGGGAAAACCGATCAATAATCTTCCTTACAGGATTACTATGCTTGAATCTATCAAATACATAGATACAGTCTTGTGGTTTAATACCATGCAAGAGTTATCTGATTTGATTCAGTTATACCGTCCAGATATTCTTTTGCTTGGAGATGATTGGAGAAATGGTGTTGTAATTGGTGCAGAGTTTGCTCAAGAAGTTAGATTCTTTCCAAGAATAGAAATGTATTCTAGTAGTAAAGTTATTAGTCAAATAAAAAGTCTTGTTGATCCAGTAGATCCTTCCACCTATGAGTAAATTTTCAATTCTAGTAATAGGCGATTCATGTGATGATGAATATATTTTTGGTACTGTACATCGTATCAGTCCAGAAGTTCCTGTACCTGTATTGAAATATGAGTTTGTTGAAAAGTCTAAGGGTATGGCAGCAAATGTGGAGAGGAATGTTGCTGCTTTTGATGTTGCAACAAATCTAATAACGCAGAAAGAACAGATTGTAAAAAGTAGATTTATTGATAGAGGTAGTGGCCAACAGTTAATGAGGATGGATGAAGAGAAAGTTTCCAGTCCTTGTACTGCCGCTCAAGTAAGAATTGCATTTATTCATGCAAATTATGATGCATTAATAATATCTGATTATGATAAGGGTTTTTTAGATAGACATGCTCTTGGAGATTTATGTGAGACCTTTCAAGGTCCTATATTCATAGACACTAAGAAAACTCAATTATTCCAAAAGGAGAATGTATTCTGGAAGATTAATAAAAAAGAATTTGACCTTTTAGATAGGGATTATTTGCCAGAATTAACACATCTTGTTGTCACTTTAGGTGCAGATGGTGTAAAATGGAGAGATATACATTACCCTTCAGAAAAAGTTGAGGTTCATGATGTTTGTGGTGCAGGGGATACTTTCCTTGCTACTATGGCTTATGAATATCTTAACACTAAGGGTGATATGGAAAAGGCTATTGATCTTGCAAATAGAGCAGCAGCCATCGCAGTCCAACACTCTGGGACTTATACTCTAACGGAGGATGACATTGAGGTATTGTATAGACATAGACGGGACAATATGCTCCCCAACCTTGGGAAGGGATTACCAGTCGGCAAAACCCTGGCAGGGTAGGATTAAGGTAATAAATAAGTTGTATGATGAAGGAAATTATATTATTTACTTCACCGCTCGTGCAATGGGTAGGTTCTCAGAAGAGGAACATCAAATTGCACAAGCAAAGGCTTCAGCAGTTCTATTCGAACTAACTCAAGAGCAACTTAAAGAATGGGGTTGTAAGTACCATGAATTAATCATGGGTAAACCTCATGCTGATTACTTTATTGACGATAAAGCTTGGCCTGACACGGTATTTTTTAATGACAAACGTTAAAGAATACTTAGAATTTATTGGTATGGATAACGTACCTCATGGTAGTTCTAATCTTTTAGAACACTCTGAGAGAGTATCTAAACTACTCTTAAAGTATGGTAGATCTAAGGATTTGCAGAATGCAGGCCTTTTTCATTCAATACATGGAACAGAGTTTCAGCAATACCAATTAAATACAAGGAAGATAGATGAAGACCATATTAAATCTCTAATTGGAGAATATGCGTATAGTCTTGTAACTACATTCTGTACATTGCCAGATAGAACTAATACAATTCTATATGGAAAGGGACTTAAAGATCCCGAAAAAACTGATCTAAGGTGGTTAGAGTACTGCAATTTAATAGATCAATATCCTACTCCAAAAGATGTTGTTAAATGTGTCTTGAGGGAATTTAAAATGGTACTGCGGAGAGAGTATGACTTTAAACACAGTTAAGTTTGTATCTAAAGGTTGGGGATTCGAAAAGTGGATTGCCAATAATAAACAGTATTGTGGTAAGTTACTCTTTATCGCAAAAGATAAGAGATGTTCATGGCATTATCATAAATTAAAGAGAGAAACATTTTATATTCAGTCTGGAAGAATTAAACTTTGGTATGGTAAGACAGACGATAGAGATTCAGCAAACACTACAATACTAGAACCTGGCGACAATTTTCATGTCCCAAGAGGACTAAGACATCAGATGTTAGCTATAGAGGATACAGAACTATTTGAATTCTCTACACAACATTTTGATGAAGATAGTAATAGAATTATTCCTGGCGACTAATGGTTGGACAACTCCTTAAAGATCATATAGGTACTTACAAAGTACTTACTGATGAAGAATCTGATTCCGTTATAAAATGGTTTCATGATAATGAAGATCTTCATATGGAAGGAATGGTTTATGCTTCAACAGAAGATGGAAAGGTATCTGAAGTACAAACTACTAGGGATAGAAAGAAAACCACACAGGCATATCCAGATCCAGATGATCCAATATCACATCTATTAAGTCATGCTATAATGAATGCCTATCAGGCATATAAAGATGATCCAGAACATTTATATCCTCTTGGGCAACCTTTAGTATTACAAGATTTATCTGTTAGACGTTATCATAAAGGTGATGGATATTTTAAAAAACATGCTGATCAATCACATGGTCCAACTTCTACTCGTCAATATGGAGTTTTAATCTATTTGAATGATGTTGAGGAAGGTGGAGAAACAAATTTTGATGAACTATTTTGCAAAATAAAACCAGAAAAGGGTAAGTTACTTATATTTCCTTGTAATTTTCTTTATAACCATTGTGGAGAAGTTCCTATCTCTGGAGATAAGTATGCTGTAACTTGTTTCATCTGTTATCCATTGTGGCTTCCTGAAGATAAACCAAAAAGTTTATGATAGATATTCTTCTACGGACTTGTAATCATACTTGTACCATGAAGGATCAGCACAAGTATAGTCTTGATACTTACCAATAAGATGTTCGGGGAATGGAATCATTTCGATTTCAGCCCCTTCTTTTTCGGCAACTAGTTCTGCAACTTTTAAGAACGATATTGGTTTTCCAGTTCCAACATCATAGATGCCACTTGGAGCATTATTATTGAGGACTACCTTTACTATATCCTCTACACAAACAAAATCTCTTAAAAATTTATCTGATCCTTTGAATACCCTTATCTTTCCTGTTTCACGAGCTTGTTGTGTAAATTTTGATATAGGACTTGCTTGATCTACTTTAAGTTTATCGTCTTCACCTGAACCATATACATTGAAATATCTAAATCCTTGAATACTCTTACTGAATCTATCAATATGATCTAGTACATAATAATCTATTATTAATTTAGATATAGCATATTGATTTAAGGGGTTTATAAGTTTTCTGTTTTTCTTTTGATTTCCATATACAGAAGCAGATGATGCATACTTTACAGGAATATCATATTCAATTGCTTTGCCAAAAAGATGGGCAGTAAAATCTTGATTGTAATGTGCAATAGACATCCAATTTCTTTCTACTGTGGATGACATTGCTCCATTATGAATGATCATGGATATTTTTTCCCATTCATCAAACTTGGCAAGGAACTTCCAACAGTCGTCTTTATCGATAGAAATTACTGGTAATCTCATTTCTTCTTCAATGACACGAAGAAAATGAGATCCAATAAAACCTTTATAACCAGTGAGGAGTATCATAATAAAATATACCTGATCGTATTATAACATAAATAAGGGCATAGAAATAGGAGTGTTGTGAATGGCGAAACCTTCTAGCAGAGAAGAATTGAAAGAATACTGCCTGAGAAAGTTAGGTAAGCCTGTTCTGGAAATTAACGTAGACGACGATCAGATCGAAGATCTGATTGACGAAGGAATTCAGTACTTTCACGAAAGACATTCTGAAGGTATAGAAAGAGTATACCTTAAGCATAAGATCTCTGAAGTAGATCTTGAACTTGCTAAAACTGGTGTTGCTTCAACTAGTACTGCAACAAGTACTTATGGGGGACCCAATTCAGTGGCATGGGAAGAAGGTGCTGGTTATCTACCACTACCAGATCATGTCCTAAGTGTAAATAAAGTATTTAAAGTTGACTCCACATCTATATCTAGTGGACTTTTCAACATTAAATATCAGTTGTTCCTGAATGATTTATATTACTATGGTGCAATTGATCTATTAAATTATGCTATGGTTAAAACTTATCTGGAGGACTTAGATTTTTTAATAAATCCAGAAGTTCAAATAAGGTTTAACGTTAAGAATAGAAGAATGTATTTGGATTGGGATTGGCAGGAAGTTAGTTCTAATCACTATGTTTTGATTGATTGTTACAGGGTTTTAGATCCAGAGAGTAACACTGCTGTCTATAATGATTTTTGGTTAAAGAGATATGTCACTGCTCTTATTAAGAAACAGTGGGGACAAAACCTAACGAAGTTCCAAGGGGTAAAACTTCCAGGCGGTTTAGAATTGAATGGTAGACAGACTTTTGACGATGCCGTAATGGAAATTGAGGCATTAGAAGAGAAGATGATGGAAGAGTATGCAATGCCCCCATTAGACATGATAGGATAATGCCAGTAACTCCGTTTTTTCTACATGGTTCGCCAAGCGAACAAAGGTTGGTACAGGATCTTGTCAATGAACATTTGAAAATGTTCGGACAGGATGTTCTTTATTTGCCAAGAAAAATCATTGATGAAAATACGGTAATAAAAGAGATTGCTGCATCTAGGTTTGATGATAGTTTTAGAATAGAGGCATACCTATCTAACTTTGATGGATTTGGTACACCATCTGATATTCTAACTAAGTTTGGAGTAAGATCACAAGACGAAGTTACTCTTGTTATTTCCAAAGAAAGATATGATGATTTTATTAGTCCTTTCTTAGAATTATATTCTGCAGATGCTACTGTAAAAGTAACTAATAGACCACAAGAAGGAGATTTAATCTATCTTCCACTTGATAATACATTATTCGAGATCAAATACGTTGAAGGTAAAGTACCTTTCTATCAGTTAAATGATTTGTTTATGTATGAACTCAGGTGTGAAATCTTTGAGGCTTCAACTGCTGAGGTTATTGATATCTCTGATGTAGAAACTGGTATGACTGGAGAGGAGATTACAGAACCTCTTACTGGTGGTGCAGTCGCTATGATACTAACTATGGTATCAGCTGCTGCTACAAGTGCTACTGCAACAGTTTCTTATGCTTCTACTACTCCAGGCGTAATGGGTCTTCATTATGTCGATTTGATTAATGATGGTAATTATGAAGCTACACCTTCTGTCACTATAAGTAAACCAGTTAAAGGTAATGCTGCTAGTGCTGATGCAACTGTTGTTGCAGGAGAAGTTACTGCATTAACACTTACCAATGCAGGTACAAATTTCTTATCTACTCCTAGTGTAACATTTACTCCACCAAATAGGGTGGTTGCAAGTCAAATTAAGTTTGGAAATAACTCCTTATACCACGATACAACAACTAAGACACAAGAAGCACTTTGGAACTTTGCCTCTAATATTGATGCAAGAAATGGTAGAGTTGTAATAAGTTTCTGGTTCTATCCAACAGATTTAAATCCTAGTGCAAATGGTGGTGCAATAATTTGGTCTGATCATATTAAGATCTATCATTTACCAGATGGTAAGATACGTTTCGCTTCTGCTCAAACAACTCAAGGTTCTAGTGAAGCACTCAATCTTAATGCATGGAACTTTATTAGAATTGTTCAAGTAGGAACTGATGCAAGAATTTCTGTTAATGGTGTAAGTGGTGGTCCATATTCAAACGTTGATCCTATCCCGTTTGCTTCTGGAGATACAGTTTATATTGGTGCTGATGCAGCAGGTGCAGGACGTTACCCAACTGTAACTTCTAGTTATTTGGGATATGTTGATCACTTTACAGTGAACTTTACTACAGACACTCAGTTTAGAACTACTGTAGAGACTCAAATTCCAGGCACAATAACAGAACAAGAAGTAGATTTACAGACTAGTGAGACTGCTGGATTCATTCAGAACTGTGATAATGAATATCCAACTGTTACTGCTACTATTGATACTAATAGACAAGTAACTGGATTCACTATTGTTGATGGTGGACAAGGATATGATACTGTTCCAAACGTAATAATATCTGAACCACAACAAGGAACACAGGCAACTGCGGTTGCTATTATGACCAGTAGAGGTACTATTCCTGGCCAGGGAATTGATAGGATTGTGATGATTGATCCTGGCGTTGGTTATGATGCTCCTCCGACTGTTACTATTACTGGTGGTGGCGGTGGTGGTGCTATCGCAACTGCTGTTATTGCAGAGAATGGTTTTGGACCTGTTGCCATATCCAGTGGAGGTGTGGGATACTCAACGGTTCCGAACATTTACGTAGACAGAATATTCATCCCAACTTCTTCTGGTACTACAACCGCTATTAATAATGTACAAGCAGAGGCAGTACTAGATACTACTGGAACTGTAGTTCAGGTAAGATTAGCCAATGCTGGTGCAGCATATACATTTACACCTACAGTTACTTTCGATCCAGTAGAAGATCCATCCTTCGGAGATTATTCAGTCAACGAAGTTATTCAAGGACTTGAGAGTGGCACTAAGGGATATGTAAGATCTTGGAATTTACCAAATAGAAGACTAGAACTATATTCAGTCGATGGTAAATTTAGACAAGGAGAGTCTGTTGTTGGTATTGGTGCAAGTTATACTATCTCAAATATCTCTTATAATGAGGAGTCTGGATTCCCAGATAACGAAACAATTGAGTTAGAAGCAGATGGTATCTTAGATTTTTCTGAGAGAAACCCTTTTGGTGAGTTCTAAATAGTTTTATAAATTGGTGTTATTATGCTGACGAGTCATTTTTACCACGAGATAGTTAGAAAGACTATCATCGCCTTTGGTACTCTATTCAATAATATGGAGATCAGAACCAGAGATGCTTCTGGGAAGGATCTTAGTGTAACTAGAGTTCCTATTGCATATGGCCCTGTTCAGAAATTCTTGGCAAGGTTAGAACAAAGACCCGATTTGAGAGGTAATGTTTCTACTCTTACTTTACCAAGAATGTCATTTGAGATGACGGGTATTTCATATGATGCACAGAGAAAGATTACTAATATGCAGTCTTTCAATTCTAAGTTGACTACATCAGGCAAATTAAGTAGAAACTTTATGCCTGTTCCATATAACATCAATATGCAATTAAACATTCTTGCAAAGTTGAATGAAGATGCCTTGCAGATTGTTGAACAGATTTTACCTTACTTCCAACCAAGTTTTAATATTACTGTTAATTTGGTTGAATCTTTAGGAGAGAAGAGAGATATTCCTATCGTATTGGAGAATTTAAGTTTTGATGATAATTATGAAGAGGATTATTTAACTAGAAGGAATATAACATATACACTTAATTTTGTTTGTAAGACTTATCTATTTGGTCCTATTACTAATACCAGTGAAGGCCTTATCAAACAAGTACAAGTTGACTATCAGACCCAGACTAAGAATCTTAAGACAGGATCTAGACAACTTAGGTATGTTGCCACACCAGTTGCAGTTAAGGATTATGATAATGATCAAACTACAACAACAGGTGAGACTATCAATGATAAGGTAACTGCATTTAAGTTATCTGATAATGCTCAGTTGCCACTTAATAGTTTCATCGAGATAGATGAAGAGATTATGAAGGTTAAATCTAAGGATGGAAATCAAACAATTACTGTTCTTAGAGGTCAATATGGCACCTCTATAGTTCCTCATGATATTGGAATACCTGTTAATGCAATTACTGTACAGGATAATTCAATGATAGATCTTGGTGATGACTTTGGATTTAGTGAGTCTACCTTCGATTTTGATGATGGTAAGATTTATAGTACTACTAAGGGTACAGATGTATGACCTCAAAATTTGATGATATCAATGACGCATTAGATATTGAGGCTACTGAAGTATCTTCGGATATTGTACAGAGTCAAAGAAAGGCTAAGGCGGAAAGGGATAAACCTGAAGAAGATAAGGACTACGAATATTCTAGAGCCCAATTATATTCTTTAATAGAAAAGGGTCAGGATGCAGTTAATGGGATCCTTGATGTTGCTGATCAAAGTCAGTCTGCAAGATCTTATGAAGTTGCTGGTCAATTAATTAAACATGTTGCAGATACTACAGATAAGTTGATAGATCTACAACAGAAGATGAAAGATCTTAAAAAAGAAGATCCAAAAGGACCATCTAGTGTTACTAATAATGCTTTGTTTATCGGATCTACTTCTGATTTACAAAAATTCTTGAAGCAGAGTGGAAATGAAAAAAAGAAATAGTCCACAAAAAGAACAAGAACTTTCAATGAAAGCAATGTTATCAAAGGGGACTTTTGATAAATTGCAGAGTAAACCTACATTGCTTCCAAAAAGAAAGGATAAAAATGAATTAAAGATGATTCTATATTTGATTAAGAAACAGATAGAGAAGCGAAATGCCAAATAATAATGCAGATGTCTATCTTGGTAATCCCAATCTAAAGAGAGCCAATGTTCCTATTGAGTTCACTAAGGATCAGATTGAGGAATATTTAAAGTGTAAAGATGATCCTGTTTACTTTGCTGAGAATTATGTAAAGATCATCAACTTGGATGAAGGTCTTGTACCTTTTGACATGTATCCCTTTCAAAGAAAGTTAATCAATAATTTCCATAGTAGTAGATTTAATATATGTAAGATGCCTCGACAGTCAGGTAAGTCAACGACTGTGGTATCTTATCTTTTACATTATGCACTCTTTAACGATAGTGTAACCATAGGTATTCTTGCAAACAAAGCTGCAACTGCAAGAGATCTGTTAGGTAGACTTCAAATTGCATACGAAGCATTACCTACTTGGTTACAACAAGGTATTATTGCATGGAACAAAGGTTCTATGGAATTAGAGAATAAGTCTAAGATCATTGCTGCATCTACCTCTGCATCTGCTGTTCGGGGTATGTCATTCAACATTATATTCTTGGACGAATTTGCGTTCATTCCCAACCATATTGCAGATGATTTCTTTAGTAGTGTATATCCTACTATTAGTTCTGGTAAGTCTACTAAGGTAATTATTGTTTCTACCCCTCGTGGTATGAATCATTTTTACCGATTGTGGCATGATGCAGAACTTGATAGAAACGAATACGTCACCACGGACGTTCACTGGTCAGAAGTGCCAGGAAGAGACGCTAAGTGGCGAGAACAAACTATTAAAAACACATCAGAAGCTCAGTTCCGAGTTGAGTTTGAGTGTGAGTTCTTAGGATCTATTGATACTCTTATTGCTCCTGCTAAGTTGAAAACTATGGTTTATAATGAACCATTAGAAAGGACAAAGGGTGTTGATCTATATCAAAGACCTATAAAGGATCACAATTATGTTATAACTGTTGATGTGGCAAGAGGTGTAGAAAAAGATTATTCTGCTTTTACTATATGCGATGTCACTACATTTCCTTATAAGTTGGTTGGAAAGTTTAGAGACAATCATATAAAACCTATGTTGTTCCCTAATGTAATATATGAGTTTGCTAGGGGATATAATAATGCGTATGTTCTATGTGAAGTAAATGATATTGGAGATCAAGTAGCATCTATTTTAAATTATGATCTAGAGTATGAGAATCTTCTCATGGCATCTATGAGAGGTAGAGCAGGTCAAGTTGTAGGTCAGGGATTCTCTGGTAAGAAAACACAGTTTGGTGTAAAAATGTCCAAGACTGTGAAGAAAGTTGGATCATTGAATCTAAAGACTATGATTGAGTCTGACAAACTAATCATAGAAGATTATGATACTATTGCTGAATTAACTACATTCATTCAGAAGGCTAATTCATTCGAGGCAGAGGAAGGATGTAATGATGACCTTGCAATGTGCCTTGTTATATTTGCATGGTTAGTCGCTCAGGATTACTTTAAGGAGATGACTGACGATGACATTAGAAAAAGAATTTATGACGAACAGAAAAATCAGATAGAACAGGATATTGCTCCATTTGGTTTTATGGATGATGGTTTAACTGATCAGTCTTCTTTTGTTGATCCAGAGGGTGAACGTTGGCATCTGGATGAGTATGGAGACAGATCTTATATGTGGGATTATATGTGATGTATGGATTTGGATCTTGATCAACAATTTGATTTAAATCATTTACTTCTTCAGGAACGGAAGTGTAGAACCTGTGGACAATTAAAAGATTTAACGAGTGATTTTTATTTAATTCGTAAGAGTAGAGGGGCTTTACCATCATCATATTCTTATGAATGTAAAATTTGTACGGTTAGACGTATAGTTAAAAACAGAAGAAAAACTAAAGTTCTACCAGAAGAGATATATCCAGATTGGTAGAGTGTTCATGCATTGTTTCCCCACTGAAAAGCTTCAATCAATAAATAAGTTTAGGGAAAAATGAACTCGCTCTAGGGGAATTAACATGACGTTAAACTTAGTATCACCAGGCGTCAAGACAAGGGAAGTAGACTTGACACTCGGCAGAGCCGACGCCGTTAATGATCAGGTAGGTGCAATTGCTGGACCATTTGCTAAAGGTCCTGTAAACGAACCAGTCTTGATAGAAACGGAACAAGACCTACTCGACACGTTTGGAGCTCCTAGTTCCGAAGATGGTCAGTATGAGTATTGGATGACTGCATCCGCATATCTATCATACGGTGGAATCCTCAGAGTAATTCGTTCTGATGGAATTTATCTTTCTAACGCTAACTCAGCAGTTGGTGTTGGTGTAACAGATTTAAAAATCACCTCAAGCGAAGATTATTACAACAATCATACAACAAATACCGATTGGCATTATGCTGCAAGAGATCCTGGCTCTTGGGCAAACAACCTTAAGGTATGCGTCATAGACGGTTTTGCAGATCAAAGACTTGCAATTGGTACAGACGGAATTGCAGTTGGATACGCTATCACCGCAGGTTTCTCTACTAGTGTTGCATTAACAGACGGAACAGTTGGAGTTCAGACTGGTTTCGTTAAAGGTATCATTTCTGCTGTTGGTGCTGGTTATGTTGATGTCAAACTAACCGCAAACTATAATGATACAACTGCTACATGGGGAAATCCTGAGTACGAGGAAGGTTCAAGTACTAAGTCCTTCCAAGGATATGACACCAAGTTTAACTTAGGTGCTGGTTCTCAAGGTAGTGAGAACTATGCAAACAGGTATAGAATTTATAACGATAGTGGAGTAGAACAAAGAATTGAAAGGTATCGCTTCGGTGGAGATGTCGGTGCTGGTTCTACTATTGTTACATTCACAAGTTTCGACAACCGTTATGTAACCTTTGGTGATCAAATCAAGTCACTAAATGGAACATTTACTGCAAACGTAATTGGTTTTACAACTGCAGCAAACCCTGGCGTTATTGTTGACTCTGCAGCTTCTGTTGCATTTGCAAACACAAGTTTCATTATTAAGAGTGGAATTGGAACAGGTTTAGAACTTTCTAATGTTAACACTGCTAAAGACTGGTACAACGAACAGACTCTTGGTTTAACCAACAGTACAGTTTATTGGAAGAGTCTTGCTCCTAAGCCTTCAACTTCTAGTTTCGCAGCAGAAAGAAATGCAAAACATGATGAAATTCATGTTGTTGTAGTTGATGACAATGGTTCAGTAACAGGTTCAGCTGGTAATATTCTAGAGAAGTGGACTGGATTGTCCAAGGCTTTAGATGCTAAGGTTACACCTGCAACTAACATTTACTACAAAGATTACGTTGCTAACTACTCTGAGTATATCTTTGTTGGTGCTGGTCATACAGGAAGTGCAATTGCCTTTACTACTAATGAGGGTTATACCTCAGACACTAGTGGTTCATGGGGAAGTAAAGCACAAGGTACTACATTTAATGGATTAGGTTCACAGAATTTCACACTATCCAATGGACTTGATTATAGTCCTGTTGTTGGAAACATGGGTGTGACACTCGCAGATGTTGTTAGTTCCTATGCGGTTCTTGATAACCCTGCTGAGTATTCAGTTAATTACCTACTTCAAGGTCCTTCTGGTGGAACATCTATCTACGAATCACAAGCTAAGGCTAACAAACTGATTCAGATTGCTACCACACGTAAGGATTGCATCGCATGTATTTCACCTCACAGAAGTGGAGTTGTTAATGTAACTAACCCAGATACACAGACTTCAAACATTATTACATACTATGATGCTTTGACTTCTAGTTCTTATGCAGTATTTGACTCTGGTTACAAGTATACATTCGATAGGTTTAATAATACATTCCGTTATATCCCTCTGAATGGTGATGTTGCTGGATTGATGGCAAGAACATCTATTAATAACTATCCTTGGTTCTCACCTGCTGGTGCTTCAAGAGGTAATATTAATAATGCGATCAAACTCGCATATAATCCTTCACAGGCACAGAGAGATCTCCTCTATCCTAAGAGAATTAACCCAGTTATTTTCTCACCTGGCGCTGGAGTAGTACTCTTTGGTGACAGAACAGGTCTTAAAGTTGCTTCTGCTTTCGATAGAATTAACGTTCGTCGTTTGTTCCTTACAATCGAAGGTACAATCGAGAGAGCTGCTAAGGCACAACTCTTTGAATTCAATGATGTTCTTACAAGAACTAACTTCTTGAACATTGTTGAACCATATCTTCGTGATGTTAAGGCTAAGAGAGGTATCACTGACTTCGTAGTTATCTGCGATGAGTCTAATAACACACCTGATGTTATTGACGCTAATCAGTTCAAGGCAGACATATTCGTGAAGCCTGCCAGGTCGATTAACTTCATTGGTCTTACCTTTGTTGCAACTAGAACTGGTATTAGCTTCGATGAAGTTATAGGTTCTGTCTAAATTTAAATTCATTCAAACAATAAACAATTAACGGAGAGGTTAACAATGGCTAGTTTTGAAAACGCCCCAAGCGTTGCATCCAGAACAATTGAGGATTTTAAAGCTACTTTAATTGGTGGTGCTGCAAGGCCGAATTTATTTGAAGTCCAAATAAATTTCCCTACAGTTATCTCAATTGCTGATCAGGTCAAAAAGGATATTAGATTCTTAGTTAAAGCGGCTGCTTTACCTGCGTCTAATATTAATGTGATCGAAGTTCCTTTTAGGGGTAGAAATTTCAAGATTGCTGGAGATAGGACATTCGATGTTTGGACTATCACTGTAATTAACGATCAAAATTTCCAAATTAGAAATTCATTCGAACAATGGATGAATGTAATCAACAAGCATGACAATGCTACTGGTGTTGTTGATCCTACAGAGTATCAAACAAACGCTAGAGTAATGCAATTAGGTAGATCAAGACCTAAGTTGGCTGCAGGTAAAGGAACAGAAGACAATACTGGTTCTCAAGTTCCAGTTCTTAAAGCTTATGATCTGTTTGGTGTATTCCCAACAAATGTAAGTTCTATAGAATTGTCTTACGATAGTTCAGATACAATTGAAGAATTCACAGTTGATCTACAGGTCCAGTGGTGGGATGCTCTCGATGCCGAGGCAAATTCAATCTTGGATACTAACGAGAACGCTGCTACATTTGCTGGTGACGACACTGGAAATCCATTCCAAGTATAACGCACATGATTTTTACTCGACTAAATAGTTGAGTACCAGTCCAGATGTGAGTAATGGCTAAATTATTTGGTTTCAAAATAGAGAATGAATCTGATTCAAACGCAAAGGGTGTAGTCTCTCCGATACCCAAGTCGAATGAAGATGGTTCTGACTATTTTGTATCCAGTGGATTCTACGGACAGTATGTAGATATTGATGGTGTATATAAGTCCGAACAGGACTTAATGAAGAGATATCGAGAAATGGCACTTCACCCAGAAGTGGATAGTGCCATTGAAGATATTATAAACGAAGCAATTGTTTCAGATCAGAATGATTCTCCAGTGCAGATAGATTTGGAGAATGTTCCTGCATCAGATACATTAAAGAAATTAATTAGAGATGAATTCAAGAAGATAAAAGAACTTCTTGACTTCGACAAGAAATGTCATGAGATCCTACGCAACTGGTACGTTGACGGTAGGATTTTTTATCATAAAGTAATTGATATTAATAAGCCTGAAGATGGATTAAAAGAGGTTAGATATATTGATCCTCTTAAGATTAAACTCATCAGGAAATTAAAGGATGAGAAAACTTTAGGTGGTGCTATTGCCAGATCTGTTGCAAATGGTGCTGTTAATGGTGCTAATGCAGTAGCAAATACACCAGAGATTGAAGAGTATTATCTTTTTGATCCTAGTAAAGGAACTGCAAAAGATAGTCTTGGTGGTATAGGACAAGGACCATTTAAGAATGCATTAAAGTCTGTAAGGATTGCTCCTGATTCTATTACAATGGTTCATTCTGGACTAGTAGATAGAAACAAACAGACTATTCTTTCTTATCTTCACAAGGCAATCAAGGCACTTAATCAACTTAGAATGATTGAGGACTCTCTTGTTATCTACAGGTTGAGTCGTGCTCCTGAAAGAAGGATCTTTTATATCGATGTAGGTAATCTTCCGAAAATTAAGGCGGAACAGTACCTTAAAGATGTTATGAACCGTTATCGTAACAAGTTGGTTTATAACGCATCTACTGGTGAAATACGGGATGATAAGAAGTACATGGCTATGCTGGAGGATTTCTGGCTTCCAAGAAGAGAAGGTGGTAGAGGAACTGAGATCACTACACTTCCTGGCGGACAAAATCTTGGAGAACTTTCTGACATAGAGTACTTCCAGAAGAAACTTTATAGAGCTCTTGCTATTCCAGAATCACGTATCGCTGGATCTGGAGAAGGGTTTAATCTTGGAAGATCTTCAGAGATCTTAAGAGATGAGATCAAGTTTACTAAGTTTGTAGGTCGTTTAAGGAAGAGATTCTCTTTCTTATTCAATGACATGCTGAAGACTCAGTTGATCTTAAAGAATATCGTTAGTCCAGATGATTGGGATAATCTCTCAGATCACATTCAATATGATTACGTTTATGACAATCATTTTGCAGAACTGAAAGAGACCGAATTAATGAATGAAAGACTTGCAGTAGTTGCTGCAACTGAGCCTTATGTTGGTAAGTACTTCTCACTCGATTATGTTAAGAGAAAGATCTTAAAACAGAAAGATGAGGAGATCGAAGAACTAGAAGCTCAGATGGCACAAGAGATCGAGGACGGTAAGGTCATTGATCCAATGGAAGTTGCTACTATGGAAATGATGCCTGAACCTGGCATGAATGGTGAGATGGGAGACCCTATGGGAGCTCCTGATATGGGTGCAGATCCAGGCGCCTCAAAGGCGGCTCAAATGCCCAAAGGAGGCGAAATATAAATAATCTGTAGTCCCATATATTATTACAATGGATTCTGATTTAATTGACATGATTGTGAAGAATGAATCTCCTGCCGAGGTTCATACTAAAATTAAAGATATTCTTTATGCTAAGTCACATGATAACATTGAAACAATTACACCAGCTGTAAGTGCTTCGTTGTTTGGTGGACCCAATCCATATCTTGATGAACCTGAAACAGATGCTGAGGTAGAGGCTCCTGAAGCTGAAACTGAAGTCGAGGTTAGTGATGAAGAACCAGCTGAAGTAGAAGCGGAAGCAGAAGTTCAAGTTGGTGATAACACGGAAGAAGAACAACCTGAGGCTTAAAAAATGAAACTGATTAAGGAAGAGATCGAAACCTGTAAAGTTCTTGTAGAAGAAAAGGAAGGTAAGAAATCTATGTTCATTGAGGGTATCTTTTTACAAGGAAACCTTAAGAACAGGAATGGTCGTTTTTATCCTGTTGAAGTTCTTGAAAGAGAAGTCAATAGGTATAATGAATCCTTAGTTTGTAAAGGACGAGCTCTTGGAGAGCTTGGCCATCCAGATGGTCCAACTGTAAATTTGGACAGAGTATCTCATAAGATTGTTGACCTTCATAAAGAAGGAACCAATTTTGTGGGTAAAGCAAAGCTTTTAGAAACCCCTATGGGTGTTATTGCTAAGAATCTTTTAGATGAAGGTGTAACATTAGGAGTTTCTTCTAGAGGCATGGGTAGTCTTAGAGACACTAACGAAGGATACAAGGTCGTTGGTGAAGACTTCATGCTTTCAACTGCTGCTGATATAGTAGCAGATCCCTCTGCCCCAGATGCTTTCGTAAACGGCATCATGGAGGGAGTTGACTGGGTTTGGGAAGCTGGCCTTCTTAAGGCTCGTGGCGCTACGTTTGTTGAAGAGAAGTCTGAAACGACCGTTGCAGTCGCTGAGCCAGAAGAAGTAGTTGAAGCTGCTATTGAGAAAACACAGGAAACTATAAATAAATTAGTGACACAAAAAGAACTTGATGAGAAGAAGATGGAAATGTTCCAAAACTTCCTATCAAATCTCTGATTTATAAATAAATACAGATTACGATATCAACAACGTATAGAAGGAGAGTCCAATGTCTCGTGGAGATTTACAAGAAATGGAAGTAGGCACAAAGCAATCCAAAACTGCTGTAAACAGTGGGGCTGCTGCAGGGGATCCCATGCAGAAGACTCCCAACTACGTTCCCGATAACGCGGCTATAGAAGATCTAGGTGGACCAACACCTCAGAACTCAAAGCCTGACGATAATTCCAATGCCCTTAAAACGCCGACTCGCACGATGAAGCAAGTTAAGGATGTTGTAAATAAGGGTGCTGGCGCAGCAGATCCGATGCCATCTAAACCCGCAGTTCTCAACCAAGGAGATGACGTGGAAATTAAAGACGAGCAAGAGGTTGTTGCTGAAGAGCCAACTAAAGAGGAAACTCCTGTAGTCTCTGAAGAAGAGAAAGTTGACATCGAATCTAAAATCGAAGAGGACGTAACTGCCCTCCTCGGAACAGAAGAACTCTCTGAAGAATTTAAGAGTAAGGCTAAGGTAGTTTTCGAAGCCGCTATTAATTCTAAAGTAGAAGAGTTTAAGAAAGAACTCGCTGAAGAGAATGACAAGAAGCTTACCGAAGAGATCGAATCTCATAAGGTAGAACTTACAGAGCGTCTTGATTCATATCTTGAGTACGTCGCAGAGGAATGGTTGGAGGAGAACAGCCTCGCCATTGAGAACGGCATCAAGACAGAGATGACCGAATCATTCCTTGACGGCATGAAGAAGCTTTTTGAAGAACATTATGTAGCACTCCCTGAAGAAAAATATGATGTCCTTGAGAGCATGGTAGACAAGCTTGATGAAATGGAGACAAAACTCAATGAGCAAATAGAAAGAAACGTTTCTCTTAATAAGAGACTCGGTGAATCTACTGCCCAGACAATATTAAACGATGTCGCCGAAGGATTGGCTGTTTCTCAGAAGGAGAAACTCGCTTCCCTAGCGGAAAGTGTTGAGTTTGAAAGTGAAGATAACTATCGTGAGAAACTAGGTACACTGAAGGAAGCATACTTCCCAAGTAAGTCTGGTACTCCGAAAGAAACTGCGCCTGAGGAGTTAAATGAAGAGAGTAAGCCTGCACCAGTTACATCTGATGCAATGAGCTCTTACCTCAATGCACTCGGCACAGTTGTTAAGTGATTTTAAACAAACAACACTATTCCAAATAAGGAACAAAAGAAATGCAAACAGTCAATTATTCTCAGCTCACTGAGAAGTGGGCGCCTCTCCTAGATTACGAGGGGATAGACCCAATACAAGATTCACACCGCAGAAACGTAACTGCAGCCCTTCTTGAGAACCAAGAAGTAATGCTTCGTGAGAACGCTGAGTTCCTCGGAGAGGCTTCACCTACTAACTCTGCAGGTACAGCAGGTTTTAGCGGATCTTCTGCTGAAGCAGGTCCAGTTGCAGGTTTCGACCCTGTACTGATTAGTCTTATCCGTCGTGCAATGCCTAACTTGGTCGCTTATGACCTTGCTGGTGTTCAGCCAATGGGTGGACCTACAGGCTTGATCTTCGCAATGAGATCACGTTACACCAACCAGAGTGGAACAGAGGCCCTCTTCAATGAGCCTGATTCCGCATTCTCTGGACAGAATGATGGTGAGACCCTCACTGGTGGTTTCTCCGATACCGCTGCTGGTTTCGGTACAACTTCACAGTCTGGTTCGAACCCCGCCGTTCTTAACCCAGTTGGTTCTGCCACAACATCCGCATATGATGTTGGTCAAGGTATGAGAACAGGTGATGCCGAAGCTTTAGGTGATGGTTCTGGTAACCATTTCCAAGAGATGGCATTCAGCATCGAGAAGGTTACTGTGACTGCGAAGTCAAGAGCCCTCAAAGCTGAGTACAGTTTGGAACTCGCTCAAGATCTTAAGGCGATCCACGGATTAAACGCCGAGTCTGAACTCGCAAATATCCTCTCAACAGAGATACTTGCTGAGATCAACCGTGAAGTTATCCGTACAATCTATAAGATCGCTGAGCAAGGCGCTACTCTTAATACCGCAACCGCTGGTGCGTTCGACCTCGACGTAGACAGTAATGGTCGTTGGTCAGTTGAGAAGTTCAAGGGTCTTCTGTTCCAGATCGAAAGAGATGCGAACCAAATCGCACAAAGAACTCGTCGTGGAAAAGGCAACACAGTCCTTTGCTCTGCTGACGTTGCTTCTGCCCTTACAATGGCTGGTCTTCTAGACTACACTCCTGCACTCAACGCTAACCTTAACGTTGATGACACAGGTAATACCTTCGCTGGTACATTGGCTGGTAAGTTCAAAGTTTACATCGATCCATTCGCTGCAAACAACGCTGCTGATCAGTACTATGTCTGCGGTTACAAAGGTACTTCACCTTATGACGCTGGATTGTTCTACTGCCCATACGTTCCGCTACAGATGGTTCGTGCAGTTGGTCAGGACACCTTCCAACCAAAAATTGGCTTCAAGACTCGTTATGGTATCGTCGCAAACCCATTTGCTGAAGGTACTGATCAAGGTCTTGGTCGCCTACGTGCAAACACAAACCGTTATTACAGAAGGGTCAAAGTTCAGAACCTTATGTAAATCGAGTTACAACTCAATCAAGAAGGGGTCCCACGGGATCCCTTTTTTATTCTCTATACACAGGAACATGTCAAACGAAGAACCACAAAAGGACTTGGAATGGTACTGTGAAATGAGGATGGGTATTGATGAAACACGTATGTTGCACAATATAGCACAACAGATTATGTCACGTATGAAAGATACTGCAGAAGATACTGTTGAATACAAATATCTTGAACATTTGAGAACTAAATTATTTGCCATGATCATGGAATATAACCTACATAAAGAAGACCAATAAATAGTCAATAAACCATAGAGTCCATGAAGTCATATAAACAATTCGCTGAGGAACGAAAAGGATGTCCTCCTGGCAGTTATTGGTGCTATGAATCTGGTAAATGCAAAAAGATTCCTCGTGGTTATCACGTAGGGTTTAGAGGTCGTTTAGAACGGGATGATGACGATGATGGGGAAGGATCCAAAGGAAATGGTGGTTCAGGTAATGGTGGCTCTAATGGCAATGGGCATAGTAATGGTGGGGGTAACGGAGGCGGAGGTGAATAATGACAGCGACACCAGCAGGTAAACAGAACGCCTGGCAAAAACAGCTTTCTAATAGAAACTTCTTATCACCTGTTGGATTTAAGTTTAACTTAAAGAAGGCACCAAAGGTAGATTTCTTCTCAACAGCTGCAAATATTCCTAGTATTAATCTAGGAGTTGCAATCCAATCAACGTATCTTAAAGATCTCCCAACGCCAGGAGATAAGATGGCATACGATGATTTTAGTTTGAGATTTGCTGTCGATGAGAATCTTGAAAACTATCTAGAAATCCATGATTGGATGAGAGGACTTGGTTTTCCAGAATCCATTAAAGAAAGTATGGATCTAATTTCAAAGGATCCTATAAATCCAGGCAATCCATTCTCGATATATTCTGATGGAACATTGTTGATATATAACAGTAGTTACAATGTTATTGCCAAGGCTACATTTAAAGACATGTTCCCAACATCACTTACTCAAATTGAGTTTGATGCACAGGACACTTCCATTGAATATGTTATGGCAGAAGTCTCTTTCAAATACACAATTTATGAAATAACTAAAGTATGAATCTTGATGAACTCCAGTCGTTATGGGACGAGGATTCAGTAATAGATAATGATCTTCTACATCATGAATCAACAAAAATACCATCCCTACACGCAAAATATTATCGAATCTACAACGAATTATTAATCCTCCAAAAAGGACAAGAGAATAAGTATAAAATTCTCAAAAAGGAAAAATGGGAATATTACTCTGGTAGATCGAAACCAGAAATATATGCCGAAAAACCTTTTGATTTCAAAGTTTTAAAAGCAGATCTAGACAAGTATCTTAGTGCAGATGAAGATCTCATTAAGTGCAAGACCAAAGTTGAGTATTATCAAATAATGCTTGAGTTTATTGAAAGTATACTCAAGGTTATTCAAAACAGGACCTACCAAATAAAGAATGCCATCGAATGGCAAAGATTTACGAGCGGGGTATGACTGACATTACTATTGCCAAGAAGAATGAGGTCTATCTCACGGTAGATGCACAACCTCATATCCAACAGGAACTATCTGATCATTTTACTTTCGATGTGCCTGGGGCTAAGTTTATGCCTCAGTATAGAAGGAGACATTGGGATGGAAAGGTAAGATTATTTTCTCCTGCTACTGGAGAGATATATGTTGGTCTTCTTGATAAAATAGTTGGATGGTCTAAGAAGTCAGAATATACAGTAAAATTTTTAGATAATGAATATTATGGTACTCCCTTCGAATTTAATGATACTATTTCGAGGGCTGGTGTAAAGGATTATATGGGAATAATCTCTAAGCATAAACCGAGAGATTATCAAATAGAAGGTGTCTATGATGCATTAAGACACAATAGAAGATTACTTATATCACCTACTGCATCTGGTAAGTCATTAATGATTTACTCGATTGTCAGATATCATATAGAACATCAACGTAAGATTCTGTTAGTTGTGCCAACTACATCTTTAGTTGAACAGATGTTCAAAGATTTTACTGACTATGGTTGGAACGCAGAATTTTATTGTAATAGAGTTTATTCTGGTAAAGAAAGAGATACCGACCACCCAGTAACAATAACCACATGGCAATCAGTTTATAAGTTAGATAAAAAGTGGTTTAGAAGATTTGATGTTATAATAGGAGATGAGGCACATCAATTCAAATCCAAGTCTCTAGTTGGTATTATGACGAAACTTAAAGATACCAAGTATAGATATGGATTCACTGGAACACTTGATGGAACTCAGACTCATAAGTGGGTATTAGAAGGACTATTTGGCCCCAGTTATAAGATCACTAAAACAAAGGAGTTAATTGATAGAGGATTCCTTTCACAACTAGACATTCATGTACTATTGTTAAAACATCCACCAAGAACTTTTGAAACTTATAATGAAGAGATTGAGTATATAATTTCTCATGAACAAAGGAACAATTTTATTAAGAATCTAGCCTTAAGTTTAACAGGTAATACTCTTATTTTGTTCGGTAGAGTAGAGTCTCACGGGGAAATATTATATAATTCTATAAATACTTCTGTAACAAATCAAAGAAAAGTATTTTTTGTTCACGGTGGAATCGCCACGGAAGAACGTGAATCTATAAGATACATCACAGAGGAACAAGAAAATGCAATTATCGTCGCTAGCTACGGCACTTTTAGTACTGGGATTAACATTAAGCGGTTGCACAACGTCATCTTCGCAGCCCCCAGCAAGTCCAGAATTAGAAATCTCCAGTCCATCGGTAGAGTCCTTAGAAAAGGAAGAGAAAAAGTAAAGGCTGTTTTATACGATATATCTGATGATATATCTTATAAGAGTCAACGTAATTATACTTTAAATCATTTGGTCGAAAGAATCAAAATCTACAACGAAGAAAAATTCAAGTATGAGTTCAAACAAATAAAACTAAGAGAAGATTAGTATGGAAGAAGAATTTTATGGAACAGTAAAGCTAATATCAGGAGAGGAAATCTTCGCTGAAATTCTTCCTGTGAAGGAAGATAATAGGACTTTATTGTTATTGACAGAACCAGTTCAAGTTCAGACAGTATCAGTAGGATCAGATGGTTTGGAGGGAGTTAAGATAGATCCTTGGATTAAAACTCAATCTGATAGTATGATTGTTATTGATATGGATAAAGTTATTACAGTCTTAGAAGCAGAAGAGACTGGTGATATGGTTAAAGCTTATCGAAAATATTTACGCGCCAGGGGTAAGGTTCCAAATAGAACCCAAGTAACTAAAAAAATGGGTTTAGCTGGTTCCGTACAGAAACATAGATTACTCTTAGAAAAAATCTATAATAACTCAGCAGCTTCGAATACAGAATCCGACTGAACTCTGACAGAGTTATTATATCCATATTCACTAGCGTTGTCAACTAGCGCTGAGTATGATATACTATTATCATGCAAAAGAAGACAAATAGATTAAGGAAAATCATGGTATGGCAATCAAAACGAGAAAACGATCAGAACATTATGTAAATAACAAACAGTTTTTGGCTGCTGTTATAGAATTGAGAGATTTCTTTAACCAAGGTAAAGATCTCGGTCATGAAACTCATAGGGTTTCAATTAAGTATTTCAGAGATCATAAGGATCGTGACACTGCTCAAAAATTTAGAAGGTGTTATGAGTATCTTGGTAATTGTTTTTCCAAGATTGGTAATCATTTGGCATACAAACCAAATTTTGTAAACTATATGTATCGTGAGGATATGGTCTCCGATGGCATAGAGAATTGCATACAATATATTTGCAACTTTAATCCAGAAAAGTCTTCAAATCCCTTTGCATATTTTACTCAGATTATACATTATGCTTTTCTTAGAAGGATACAGAAAGAAAAGAAACAGATGGAGATTAGAACCAAGATCATTGAGAGATCTGGTTATGATGAAGTATTCAGTGTAGATGATGATTTTGGCAATTCTGCCGACTATAATTCTATTAAAGACGCCGTACAATCTAAATTATATCAATGAAATTTGCAATTATAGGTAAGGGAACAAGTGCTCTTGTCTCTTCAATGATCGTTCTCCGTAGAGGACACCAAGTTGAACACTTCTATGATCCAGATACACCATTCCTTAGAGTAGGTGAATCAACTACACCACATGTTTCTTGCTTGATGCGAGATGTACTGGGTATGTGTATTGGTACATTCGTTGATGATGGCATTGTATCATATAAAAACGGTGTTCATTTTGTTGATTGGGGTGTAGGAGGAGAATTTACTCACCCATTTAACAGTAACCATAATGCCTTTCACCTTGATAATAAGAGGTGGAATGATTATGTAATAGGTATTCTAGAATCAAAGAGGGGTGTTAAGTTTCACCCAGAAAGGTATGAGGGATATGAAGTAACAGATCATGATACCATCATGATTAATGGTAAAGAGTTTGATTTTATTATTAATTGTAGTGGTTGGCAGGATGATGATTCCTATGATGAACCACTTATTGAGACTGTAAACTCTGCTTTACTTCATCATATACCAGAGATGAAGGAGTATCATCATACTATTCACCTTGCGACAAAACATGGATGGCAATTCCAACTTCCATTCCCAGAACTGAATGGTGGTGAGAGTCATTGTGGATATCTATATAATAATAAGTTAACCTCTGATGAAGAAGCTGTTGCTGATCTGAAGAGAATGTATGGTGAAGATCATCAATTCAAGATGATCAAATGGAAGCCTAGGTTTGCAAGGCAAATGATTAAGGATAGGTTTGAAGCCTTCCAAGGTAACAGACTATTCTTCCTAGAACCCTTACAGGCACTATCACTTGATTACTATAAACTTCTTTGTGAAGACATTACTGACTTCGCTGAAAGAAGAGATTATGCAACTTTCTGTCAGGTAAACCAAAAGTACCGCAGCGAGATGATTGACTATCAGTATGCTCTTGCGTTACACTATCAATTCGGTTCTGTCTATGGCGGAAACGGTCAAGGTGATAGTAAGTTCTGGAATTGGGTTACTCCTCGTGCCAGACATAATCTAAAGTTCCATCCAGTTACCTGTGATGATAAACTGTTCTTTGATTTCATGAACGTAGATACTCAGACTTCTGATGATCTATCTACCCCATATCAATGGAAAGAACAAATTCGTCCAGAAGACTATACGGCAAAGGGAAGACCCAATGTTGGTCATACTTTAACCACATGTCTTCAGATTGCTGGATTCAATTACTTCGATACTAAGACCTTATACTGTGGATTCAACCAGATCCGATTCCTTGAATTTGAAGATAAGTACAAAGGTTTACCTAGAAACGAATGAAAATCGCAGTTATAACTGACACTCATTTCGGCGCAAGACGTGGGAATAAGATTTTTCATGATTATTTTCAACAGTTTTATGACAATATATTCTTTCCTGAATTAAAAAAGAGAGGCATTACTACATGCGTACACATGGGTGATGCCTTTGATAATAGGAAGAGTATTGATTTTTGGGCCTTAAGTTGGGCAAAGGAACATGTGTATGATAAGTTCAAAGAGTTAGGTGTTAAGGTTTATCAGTTAGTTGGTAACCATGACATCTATTATAAGAATACCAATGAGATCAATTCTATTGATTCTCTTTTAGAAGCATATGATAATATTGTTCCCATCTCATCTTCTGGTGATTATAAGATTGGGGATCTTAATGCTTTTATGGTTCCTTGGATCTGTGTAGATAACTATGATGAGACTAAGGAGAAGATAGACAAGACAAAATCTAAGGTGGCATTTGGTCACTTAGAATTAAATGGATTCAAACTTCATAGAGGATACATCCAAGAAACTGCCTTTAGAGGTATGGATTGTACGATGTTTGAAAATTTTGATCTAGTATTCTCAGGACATTATCATACTCGTAGTAATGATGGTAAGATATTTTATCTTGGCAATCCATATCAGTTGTATTGGAATGATGTAAATGATATAAGAGGATTCCATTTCTTTGATACCGAGACTCTTGAGTGGGAGTTTGTTGAGAACCCCTATAGTATCTTTGAACATGTTTATTATGAGGATACTAATGTTGATCTATTCAATGCATTGCCATATGCAAATAAGATCGTTAAGATCATCGTAAGAAAGAAGACAGACCAACATCAGTTTGAAAGATTCGTTGACAAGTTTCAGAAAGCTGGTGTTTATGATTTAAAAATTGTAGAGAATCTTGGGATCAATGACCTAGAGGTAGATTTCGAGGGCGAGAAGATCGAAGATACCGTCACATTATTGGATAAATATGTTGACGACTCTGATTTCGAACTCGACAAAGCCCGAGTTAAGGAATTGTTACGGGAAGTCTATCAGGAGGCTTGCGAATTGGAGTGACATGTACATCCTTTCTCTACAAGGACAAGAAGGAGAAGGCGCCTATGCAGTCGATGACGACGATGGTGACAAGGCTCTGTACATCTTTGAACAGGAAGATGATGCCGTAAGGTATGTTGGATTGTTAGCAGCAGATGATTATCCAGAATTAGCTGTGGTTGAGGTTGACCCAGAGGTCGCCATAAAGACCTGTGAGGCGTATAATTATAAGTATGTGGTCATCTCTGCGGATGAAATGGTTATTCCCCCTTTAAAAAAGGATGATAAACTTTGAATTGATTCGGTGGCGTAATTTTCTTTCTACTGGTAACCAGTTTACAGAGATCGATCTTACAAAATCTAGGACAAATTTAATAGTAGGGGCGAATGGTGCTGGGAAGAGTACCATATTGGATGCTCTTACTTTTTCTTTATATAATAAGCCTTTTCGTAAAATCACAAAGTCACAGTTAGTTAATACAACTAATGAAAGAGACTGTACTGTAGAGATAGAATTTAGTATTAATAGTAGAGAATATAAAGTAATCCGTGGGATGAGACCTACGGTTTTTGAGATATGGGTTGATGATAAGTTGCAAAATCAATTTGCTTCTGCGATAGATCAACAGAAGTATCTTGAAGAGAACGTTTTAAAGTTAAACTATAAGTCTTTCACACAGACAATCATATTAGGATCTGCAACTTTTGTTCCTTTCATGCAGTTGTCTGCTACAAATCGTAGAGATATTGTCGAAGACATACTTGATATAAAGATCTTTTCTGCCATGAGTAGTATTCTCAAGGACAGGAAGAGAGGCATAGATGAATCTATCCGAGAACTGACTCTTAGGAAAGAGATGGTGGAGGATAAGATCTCCATGCAAAAGAGTTTTATTAAGGATCTTGATAAGAAAGGTAAGGAGAAGATAGAAGAAAAGCAACAAAAAGTGGAAGAGCTATGGAATATCACAGAAAAACTCGTTGACGATAACCAAAAACAAAATTTAATTATATCTCAAGAATTAAATCCTGAGTTGGAAAAGTTGTCTAATGCTAGTTCTTCTCTTAAGAAGATGAACACAATTAAGGCAAAACTGGAACAACGGATACAGAATATAACATCCGATCATAAATTCTTTGTGGATAATGTATCATGCCCTACATGTACGCAGTCTATAGAAGAATCGTTTCGTGTAAATAAACTTGGAGAAATTGAGGCGAAAGCCAAAGAACTTAATAATGCTTACACTGAATTGAAGTCCACGATTGTTGTAGAACAGGATAGGGACAAAGAGTTTATTCGTATCTCCGAGCAGATCACCAAATTAACGCATGGCATTTCTAAGAACAATACTAGAGTTTCTGAGTACCAAAGACAATCAAGAGAATTGGAACAGGAAATTCAAGACATTACCACACAAATTGCAAACAGAAATACTGAGCGGAATGCATTAAAGAAATTACAGAAGGAGTTGATTACGACTGAGAAGTCGAAGTCACAACAGACAGAAAACATATCATATCTTGAATTTGCCCACTCCCTAATGAGGGATGGTGGCGTTAAATCTAAACTCATCAAAAGGTATCTACCTTTAATGAATAAGCAGATAAACCATTATCTGCAGAAGATGGACTTCTATATTAACTTCACTCTTGATGAGGAGTTCAAGGAGAATATCAAATCTCCTATTCATGAGAAGTTTAGTTATGAGTCTTTCTCTGAAGGAGAGAAGATGAGGATTGATCTTGCTTTGTTGTTTACTTGGAGAGACATTGCTAGAATGAGGAATTCTTCTTCGACCAACCTCCTCATTCTTGATGAAGTATTTGACAGTTCTCTTGATGCCACAGGTACAGACTTCTTTACTGTGATCATTAGGTACTTGCTTGAAGACGTTAATGTCTTTGTAATATCCCATAAACAGGAGGAGTTGACTGATAAGTTTGATAACCTGATTAATTTTGAGAAGGTTAATGGATTCAGTAAGGCGATAAGGGGGACAGTCTAGAAACTGTACACTCTCTCCTTTTTTCGTAATGATTCTGTGTATAATAGGTTCATACGAAACAAACTGAATGTCTACAGTCAACTTTGAAGTTAAAGGTCAGTTAGCAAAGTTACTTGCTACAGAAGATCTTATCATTGAGAACAGAAACGTCTCTACTGCGTCCTTTGATGTTGTTAAGAGAGTTCTTACCCTTCCATTATGGGAGAAGGCTTCTGGGACCGTATATGACATGCTGGTGGGTCATGAGGTTGGTCATGCATTGTTCACCCCTCCTGATAATTGGAAAGAAAGATATCCTGACGTGCCTAAATCCTTTGTGAATGTCCTTGAGGATGTTCGTATTGAACGATTAATGAAGAGAAAGTATCCAGGCATAAACAAGAGTTTTTACAGTGGATACTCTGAGATGTTAGATCAGGATTTCTTTGGTATTGAAGGGGATGATCCAGAAGATTTAAAACTTATTGACAGAATCAATCTATATTACAAGGTAGGAAATCTTATAGATATACCGTTCACAGTTGGTGAATCCATTTACGTTAGAAGGGCTGCAGAAGCAGAAACCTTTGAAGATATTCTTAACCTTGCAAAAGACGTTGCGGAGTATAGTAAAGCCCATGATAACACTAACACCAAAAATACTCACACCCCTGTCCCAGTTGACTCTTCCCAAGATTCCGAGGGTGAAGGTGAACAGGAAGAAGATAACAGCTTTTCTGATTCTGAGTTGGAAAATTCTTCTATTGAAAATGAAGCTGAGAGACCAGATCCACAGGAACAGACTGCTATTGATGATACCGAAGATCAGTTTGAACCACAGGGAGGTGAGACTGGAGATGATTTCGAATCTCTCACAGATAAAAACCTTGAAGAAAATATCGAGAAACTTGCAGGAGACAGTCAACACTCAGACTTTGCATATGTTGAAGTCCCTCAAATAAATTTAGATACAGTTATTGGTAAGAATGAAGAGATTCATGAATACTTAGAGAATCATTATGTTGACACTCTAAAACAGTGGAACGAACCTGAGAGTAAGTATGGATACTACTCTACTCAGACTGATGATCCATTCCGTGAAGTTGATAGTGAGTATGCTGATTTTAGGAAGTCTGCTCAGAAGGAAGTTAATTATCTCGTAAAAGAATTTGAATGTAAGAAATCTGCAGATGCTTATGCTCGTTCTGCTACTGCTAGAACTGGTGTTTTAGATACTTCTGTTCTTCATCAATATAAGTTTAGTGAAGATATTTTTAAAAAGATAACTGTTGTCCCTGATGGCAAGAATCATGGATTAATATTCATCCTTGATTGGTCTGGATCTATGTCCGAGGTCCTCTTGGATACGGTTAAACAACTTTATAACTTGGTATGGTTTTGTAAGAAAGTTAGTATTCCATTTGAGGTATATGCCTTTAGTAATCAATGGAATTGCCCCCTACCTGACTGGGATAATTTACTGGAGAGTGGATATCCAAAGACCATATATCCTAAACCACATGTTGAAAGAAAATCTCATGAGTTGTTTATTGATGATGATTTTTCTTTAATGAATCTTTTAACCAGTAGAGTCAAGGGTAAGAAGTTGGAGAACCAACTCGCAAATCTTTATAGACTTGCTTACTCAATGGATATGTCTAAGAGATATACCTGTCATTATCAGTATCCTACAAGGTTGTCTCTTTCTGGTACTCCTTTAAATGAGGCTTTGATCTGTTTAAATCAAGTACTTCCAAAATTTCAAAAGGAAAACAATCTTCAGAAGGTACAATGTATTGTATTAACTGATGGTGAAGCAGCACCAGCAAGATATAGTGTTGATCTTAAACATCGTTATAATCCTGATGAGGTATACAGTGGTATGCGTCAATGCACATGGAAAAGAACTTTCTTGAGAGATCGTCCTACTGGTAAGGTGTATCAATTTGGAGGTCCAGATTATAGTGGAATTACAGAAACATTATTGAGGCAACTTAGAGGTAGGTTCCCTTATAGTAACTTTGTTGGAATAAGGGTACTTGCTCCTAAAGAAGTTAACAATTTTATTCGTAGATCTACTAATTGGGACTATGATAAGATTGGTAAATATACTGCACAATGGAAGAAAGACAAGACCATATCTCTACTAGATACTGGTTATCATACTTACTTTGGATTGTCTTCCAATAATTTGAACAGTGATACTGAATTTGAGGTTAAGGAGGATGCCACCAAGGCACAGATCCGTAGTGCTTTTAAGAAGTCTCTTAGGAGTAAGAAGATGAACAAGAAAGTCTTAGGAGAGTTCGTTAGTCTCATTGTTTAACCACTCAAATAAGTGTCACAATGCCTCGTTTAATCGGGGCTTTTTACTTTATAATGTATACATACAAACGAACACATCATGCCTTTTGCAACTAAAGTGAATCGGGATTCAATCGCCGACACATTGAGAAACCTTTTTGGAACCAAACTTACAGCAGCGGACGTAAGGGGTTACTGTAATTCTCAAGGTGTAGCATATCAAACCGTTACCAGAAAACTCGATGCCTACAAGACAGGTCGTGGAACATGGGATCTAACTATTGCTCAGAGGCTAGAGAGAACTCTTAATGCTCCTGCTGCTGTTCCTGCTCCCCCAGTTATAGAACAACAGAGTTTAATTCCAGAGAAGGATGACACCTTCATCAAGTTTGGTAATTTTAGTGACGTTAAGAAGATTATTCAATCTCGTCAATTTTATCCTACCTTTATCACTGGACTTTCTGGTAATGGTAAGACGTTCAGTGTAGAACAAGCTTGTGCTCAATTGGGTAGAGAACTTGTTCGAGTAAACATTACAATAGAAACAGATGAAGACGACCTTATTGGTGGGTTTCGCCTTGCTAATGGCGAGACAGTATGGCATAACGGTCCAGTCATCGAAGCATTACAACGTGGTGCAATCTTACTTCTGGATGAAGTGGACCTTGCATCTAATAAGATACTTTGCTTACAGTCTATCCTAGAAGGTAAAGGAGTATTTCTTAAGAAGATTGGCCAGTATGTTCAACCTGCAGCAGGATTTAATATCATCGCTACTGCAAATACAAAAGGTAAAGGATCTGACGATGGTAGATTCATAGGAACTAATGTTCTTAATGAAGCATTCTTAGAAAGATTCTGTGTTACCTTTGAACAACAGTATCCAACACCTCAGTCAGAACAGAAGATTTTGGGAAGAGTTGCTGCTCATTTGGGAGTTACTGATACCGAGTTCTGCAAACGTTTGGTAGACTGGGCAGACATCATCCGTAGAACCTTCTATGATGGAGGAGTTGAGGAAGTTATCAGTACACGTAGATTGGTACACATTGTACGTGCTTATTCCATATGGGGTAATAAGGAGAAGTCAATCGAAGTTTGTGTAAACAGATTTGATGATGAGACCAAACAGGCTTTCTTAGATCTCTATGATAAGGTAGATGGAGATGTTGACTTTAATCAGGTGGAGGAAAATGAGGAAAATTGATCCGAGTGAGTATATGGTAGATGGATGGGATAGTGCCCCATACCATGTCCATCCATATGTGAGAGGATCCCGTCACAATAAAATTGGGATGTGGATTATGTGGACATACTATGTTTTGTTTGCTGGTATGTTCATTAGAGGCCTTATTATCTTTTTAAATCGATGAAAAATCTCTGGGATAATTACAAAGCTCTTCTGTTTGAAACGTTTCCTGATCTTGTCCATGATTCAACTTGGGCAGATTGGGAAGC